CTATAAGTCAACTTGTGTTCCTTCAAGAAAGCTTATCCTAATTTCCCCACTTTCTGAAATCGTGATGTTGTCGAGAATTTCGCACATTATTGTGCTGTCAAAATGGTCTAGGTCAAGAAGCTGGTTCATGAACTTGGCATAATGCTTATGTAGAAGATTATCTCCCTTGCTCAGTCTTTCTAGCTTATCAAGGACATCAGTTTTATGGTCGTTGAGGATGCTGACGGCCTTCATAAAAGCCTTCTCTAGCATCTCCTCATCAATGTGGTTGTTGCTACATCCCATGACACCTGTCACCCGATAGCGGTTGTTACATTGCCACACCTTCCTTTTTCCTCGGCTAGTCGTCCAGTTCTTTCGTCCAAAGGCATCACCGCACTCGGCACAGAAGACCTTTGTCATAAAAGGATTGTCCTCATTTTGAAGGTGGTAAAAAGGAATACCATGTTCTTCTCTAAAAGCCTTTCGCCTTGCTATCTCGAGCTGAACCGTCTCCCACATCTCGTGATCAATGATACCTTCATGGTTGTTGGCAACATAAAACTGGTTAACCTGACCATCATTTTCCGTTCGTTTCTTGGTGAGGAAATCCACGGTGTAGGTTTTCTGAAGAAGGGCATCACCCTTGTACTTCTCATTCTGAAGCATTTTCAAGATGGAACTGGGGTACCAGTTAGCCTTACCCGACCAACCAGGAACCTCTTGGTCGTTGAGGTCTCTAGCGATGCTTTCTGGGGTGTAGCCTTTTAGGAATTGCTCGTAGATGTATCTTACCACTTTGGCTTGTTCTCGATTGATGATAAGGTTGCCATCTTTATCCTTATCGTAGCCCATAAACTTGGTGGTATTGACTCTGACCTCACCACGTTCGAATCGCTTTCGGATACCCCAAGTGGCATTCTCAGAAATTGACCGTGATTCGTCTTGAGCAAGGGATGAAAGTATGGTCAAGAGAACTTCTCCTTTTGAATCAAGACTATCAATGTTCTCCTTCTCAAAAGTAACACCAATGCCTAGGTCTTTCAGCTCACGGACATACTTGATACAATCCAAGGTATTCCTCGCAAATCGACTGATGGACTTAACCAAAATCCTATCCACCTTACCAGCCCTACAATCTTGTATCAACCGGTTAAAAGCATCACGTTTTTTGGTATTGGTTGCTGAGATGCCCTCATCCGCATAGATGTCAACTAACTCATAGTCCTCGTGTTTGGAGATATAATCTCGGTAATAATTAACTTGGTTTTCATAACTTGATAGCTGTTCGTCTTGATCGGTGGACACTCGGCAATATGCGGCTACATTGATTTTCTTTCTGACCTGATGTTGAACGCTGTTCTGCACTTTCTTGGCAGGAATAACTGTAATACTTTTCCCCATCTCTATCCCTTTCTATCACTTTTACTGGCGAGGTTACTGTCCAATTTGAGATATCTACTTCTGGCACACGCATCCCTTGACAAGCTGCTTTTCCCTCTTTAATGTATTTGGAACAGCACCAAACAATTTTTTTCTTGTAAGAAACTTGTCGCTTTAAAGTCGAACCACAATGCTGACACTTTAATAACCCCGTAAATTTATAGGTTTTGTTTCTACCTTGTTGCCATCTTCTACTATTTAATTTTTCCTGGACTGTTTGCCAATCCTCCATAGAAATAATAGGTTCATGATTATCCTCTATAAAGTATTGTTCTAGTTCACCCTGATTCAATTTTTTAGGACCATTCACACCATCGTGAAAATACTTCTGCAATAAGACCGAACCGTTGTATTTTTCATTGCTTAACATTTGACGGATTGTGGTGTCATGCCATTTAGCACCTGTAACCGTCGCAACGCCCTTTTCATTTAACAGTTTGGCAATACGATGAGTACCATACCCTTCAAGGTAAAGTGCAAATATTTGCCTGACTATCAAAGCTTCTTCTGGATTGATAATCAACTCACCGTTTTCGTCAACATCGTATCCTAAGAATCGCTTGGTGTTAATGACCAGCTCTCCTCGTTGGAACTTCTTTTGAAATGCCCAACGTTGATTGCCACTCATACTCCTCAACTCGTCCTCAGCAATACTCGCTAATACTGAAAGCATCACTTCCCCCTCACTTGAAAGGGTATGAATGTTTTGCTCCTCAAAGAATATGTCTACTCCTATCGCTTTCAGTTCACGACTAATTTCAAGAACTGTAACCGTGTTTCTGGCAAAGCGTGCAATTGACTTGGTATGAATAACATCAATCTTACCTCTACGACAATCTTCAATCATTGCTTGAAAATTTGGACGATTATCCTTAGAACCAGATATACCTCTGTCATGATAAACACCTATAAAATCAATATCGTCTCTATTGGAATACAGGTTTTCAAAATACTGCTTCTGATTTTCTAATGAATCTAACTGACTTCCATTGGTCGTCGAAACTCGAATGTAGGCACAGACCCTCTTCCTATGTTTTTGTCTATTGACTCTAATCTTCTTTACGGACATTTACTCTCCTTCCTATGTAATGGCACACTATATATCACTCTAAAAAGGATATTAGTCAAGTTATCAGACAAACTAATTCGACCTGATAAATTTATGCCATAGTTCATGGAATACAAATATTCCTCCTACTTTACTAGGTAGGTTTGGGAGCGATTTTTCCGCGCTTTTTGAAAAAAAGGCAAAAAAATAAAGCCTGATGTTCCCACCAGGCTTATATCTTAATTATGAAATTCTAAACCAACCAACAACTTTACCAAGTTTAACTGTTCCAGTAGAATCGTAGAGTGAGCCATCCGCCATCCATTGACGTTTCACACGACGAGTGATACCACCGCCACCAATTTCCAATTGGTCATTGATTCCGTTCTTATTATGGTCAGAATATCCATCAATATTCTGTTCCACACCATCAATACTTTTTCCATCTGAATCCGTCACACAGACACCAATGTGACCATATACCAAACCAGCCGTCTGAATGACATAAAAATCACCTGCTTTAGGATTCACACCCCAAGCATCGTAGATTACTTGAAAACCATTTGATTTTGCTTTCTTCAAACAGTCAATGGCATTAGTATAGGACATATTCTTGTCCGTAAGTTCTTGAACAATCTTATCCACCAAGGCAACACACTGCCCACCATAAGGATTAGATGGAACGGTCACCTTTTGACCGACCTTGGATAAAGCTGACGCAACCACACGACTTGCAACGCTAGTTGGAATAGCAGTTGTTGTGCTTGAAGCAGCGTTAACCTTGAGTGTTTGTCCAACTCTTAAAATATCCGCCTTCTTCAAGCCATTTACCGCAAGAAGGGCATCAACAGTTAAACCAAACTTCCGAGCGATGCCATAATACGTATCGCCTTTCTGTGCTTGATAGGTCTGCTCACTATGGCCTTTGGTTGTTCCTTCTACATCCTGCTCTAGCACCCATGACTTGATTCCATCAAGTAGATAAGCTCTCTTACTGTTGGACTGGTGAACATTCTTCACTTGGAGGATTTTGTAGGTGCTCCCTTTGACCCAGTTGGCGATTTTCTGACCAGTCTGATAATGAGTCGCATGAGGCAACACCCTAAGACTATCACCAACAAGATAGATTGATTTTGAAGGAGTTCCTGAACTCCCAGCGGTTGAATTGGGGGGCGAGGGAACTATAGTCTTGACTTCAACTCCTGTTATTGCTGATACAAGACCTGTCGCAATGTCCTCTTTCTTGGTTTCAAAAATCGCCATGTCTTGTTCATTATCGATGAAGGCAATCTCCACCAAACGATAGGTATATCCACGACTCGCTGCTTGGTTGGCATTATAGAGCCAATCTACCTTCTTAATGCCACGATTTTGAAAGTATCGTGAAAGGAGAGATAGGATAGCCATATCTTCCTTGTCTGCTTCTAAAGAAGATTGAATCAAGACTTCTGTACCTTTGGCACTACCATTAAAGGCATTGAAGTGCAATTCAGTAATTGAGTCGTATCCCTTACCAATACTAGTAATACTCCGATAATCATAAACATTTTGTTCGGTAATAAAATCAATCTGTTGTCCACTGTACTTATACATTAACTTGGATAATTCTCGAACCTTTCCAGCTTCTGTGATGCCTAGTTTGGCATTCACTGCTCCAGGATCATAGCCTGTTCGCCCTTGCCCATGACCACAAATGACTAGATGTTTTCCCATAACTTCTCACCTCTCGTTGATTTGTTTTAAAATTGCTTGTAGTTTCTCAGGTATTGGTAGACCAATTCGAACAGTATTTTCTAAGATACTTAACCCCTCATTACTGAGATAAAAGAAAATGACCATGGTTCGAATTGTTCCACCCTGCTTGATGATTGCAGTATCAATCATATGACCTAATGAAACTAAAAATAAAATAGCTATCTTTTTAAAGATGCCACGAAAACCGATACTACTCGACAACTGTTTCTCTACAACTGCCGCAAAAATTCCTGTTAGATAGTCAATAATAATGAAGACCAGTAGAGCATATAGGATACCATCCAACTCTCCAAATAGACTACCAATCAAGCCTCCAATCATGGAAAATAAAATCTTATTAAGTGTTAACAGTTCCTTCATCAGTCACCTCACTTTCTACTGAACCTTCCTGAACAATGGTAGGGTCTGACCAATCCGGTTGACCGTTCTCATCAAACCGCATCAGATAGAAACAATCATGGAACAGATCAGAGAGGTTCAGTGTTAACGTGGTACTGCCCCACTGATTAAATGCCCAAACTGTTTCAGTTGTAACCAACTGCCGCTTTCCATTTTTAATGGCAGGTCGCCTTACTTCTTCAAGATACATGTAAAAATCCTGCTCAGCTGTCTTACATCGGATGAACTCTCCATTCTTACGCATGTAGGCGAGAGCTGTCTCCAAATTAAATGGTTCTGTTACTTTGTCAATATTGAGTAGTGCCATAATCGCTATTCTCCTTTCCCTTCTTCAGGTTTTGTCTGAACTTCTAACAACTCAGTCAATTCCTGTTTTTCCTTACGCAATAGGCTAAGTTCCTCATCCCTTTCCACCAATTGGATGGCGATGAGGTTCTTAGCGGTAATTTCATCAGAGAGCTTTGTGACAAGCTCCTGAATAGTTAGTTTTAATGATTGGTTGATTTGTTCTAGATTCATCTGTGAACTCCTTTATTTAATCGTATCCCATGTCAAGATGACATCACCTCGACCTGTGATATTTACTAAGTGTTTAAAATTGTGATTGAATTGATGAAGTACGTCTTTTAGACTGACATAGGTTGTCCCATTTCGATAGATGCGAATATCTCCGATATTCAAGATGGAGCTTGGGCGGTCAGAAGCTTTAAAGGCATCAATACTCAATCGGTTAGGCAACGTTACAATTTCCCAGCCATCTGGATTGGTATATGGAGCACTAGCTAAACGTACTTTATCGCCCACCACATCAATTTGGTCGGTATCAGTACCGTTCCATGCACGAATCCCTACAAAGCCACCATCATTGGCATTCCAGTTGTTCCATCGATTCGAACCGATAATGGTTACACCACATGGTTTTCCGTGTGATGTTCCTGTCTCAAAGGAAACCCATTGGTGGGGATATCCACTAACCTCACGAGAAATGGATGGAGAGTTTGTAAAGAACTTGATGTTTCCAAGTGATAGATTGATTTTCATAGCTCCGTTGATTGCTGACAAAATACCTCCAGAAATTTTGTTGGCAGAAAGGGTTACCGACTGCACTTGGGTTATAAAGGCTGATTTGGCAAACAACTGCTTGAGATAGGCTTCCGTCGCCATAAACTTGGTAAAGAAAGCTTGGTCAACCTTTAACTTATCCGCAGTGATAGCTTCTGCTCCAATTCGGGCTGCTGATATAATTCCTGACGTTATCTTGCCTGCATCAAGACTGGCAATCTTACCGCTCGCAATCACACCATCCTGGATATAGGTCGTGCCTGTTATTTGAACGAGTTTTCCATCAATCTTGACTGTGCCATCCTTATTGAGATTGAGCTGACTCAGGACTGTTCCTGCACTAGTCAGATTTCGAACCGACCACGACCCTGCAAGTGTTGAAACCTGCGTTTGAATGGCATTTACTGTTGCCGTTGTCGCTCGACTTGTTTCTAGATTGCCAACTCGTGTCACAATCCCAGTAGCCGTTTGAACAACCTGACTGATTTGATTGGTGTGATCTCCAATTGTCCGAGTGTGGCTGCTTACAGTATCCCGCACTTCATGAAAGGCGGTCACTGTCGTAAAGTCGTCTAATGATGGTGTCCAATAGTCTGGAAAGATATCACCAGTTGATACCATTAAGGCTCTCACATGAAACTTACCTGTCTTAACCCCATCAATCCTGACTTGAAGTTCAAAACCTTTAGAGTGTTGGTACATCTCTTGAGTGATGGTAGAGGTTAGTTTGATTAACCGATAATTATTACCCGTTGTCAGATTACTGCTCCACTTATTGTAGAAAGGGTGATACAAATTCCAGTTGGTCCATGTCCAAACATTTTGACTATCCAAAATTGAACCTTGTAGTTTCATAGAACGAGTCGTCACAGCAGGGTCAAATGTAATCTCATCCGCTGAGACATGAACATATAAATGAACTTTTGATCCAACATAGATACCACTACTATCTCCAAATTGAACTCTTCCTAAAGAGGCTACCCAGTTACTATTGGCATTTATCGTCTGATAAGCACCCCATCTATCCGAAGTACCAGCTATCAAATTGCGATGCGAAACTGAGGTAGGGATTCTGCTTTCCGTTTGACTGATTCGCTGGGTAAAACTATCAGAGGTAGTTTTGACCAAATTCTGCACACTGGTTGTCGTCGCATAGGGTTGTAGCGAACTACTGGTAAGATAACCACGACTAGTAATATTGGAATCAACCTGTGACTTGGTTTGGTAGCCTTTTGAGTTAATGGCAGATTCAACTTGAGTACTTGTTAGTCGTTGTTCAATTTGCCCAGCTTGTGTGCGGATAGTGGTTTCTGCACTTGCTACTCGACTAGTCAAGTTATTAAAATCAGTCTTTGCGACTTTCTGTGAAATGGCATCAGTGGCAACAGTTAGCTCAGACTTGGTCTGACTAATCATTGTCGCATTGCTAGTTGCTTTTGAAAGGGCGGTTTCTGCCGTAGATTTCACACCGTCCACAAAGGTCTTGTCAGCTTTAAGTAAAATGGACTGGGACGTTTGATTAATACTTGTCGTATGATTCTCAACTGTACTCTTGAGATTGTCATAGTCCATTTTTGATACTTTACTAGCCACATCTCCCAACAATTGCCTGATTTGGGTTTCAGCCTTCACCATTTTATTCTCAGTATGAATAACCTTTGTAGACAGTTGAGTTTGTCCCTCAGCTGTCTGAGTAATTAGCGTTCTGGTTTGGCTAAGATCTGTGATTAAGTCCTCAGGAGCAGGTGACCAGTCTGTAGGCATAGAAGAAAGTTCAAACTTTGGTCTTCCAGCTAAGGCATTTCCTCTGACTTGTACAAAAAGATTGAGCTTTGCTACACTAACAACCGATACACCATCAGGAATACGAACCGTTCGGTATATTCGCTCGCGAGGCTGGGTTGCTGAAACAACTTTATAGCAGTTTAGATAGAGAGGATTGCCATTGGATAAAGTCAAGCGTAGCTCGCATCCTATCCTAGACTGTCCTCTTTCATCAGGCGACAGATTTTCCCCCTTGATATCAACGCTAATCGTCACAAACTTCCCCGCCTGAGCATAGTCGATAAAGTCCGAGGCACTATCTAGAAATTTACTCCCGGATGTAATATAAGTATCACTTTTTAGTATGTAATTTCGACCACCAAAATCAACTGGAATCTTAGCTACGATCTCTCGAATCTCAGTTGTTATCCGATTCCCCAGTTGCGTAATAGACGACTCGGCAGTTTCGATTCTCTGTTTTGCTTGGTTAAAATCACTGGTTTTAACACGCTGGGAAATTTGGTCTGCTTGCACTTGAATCATGGATTCTGCACCGGTTACTCGACCAGTCAGACTATCTACAAGTTGCTTACTCGCAAGAAGTTTTATATCCTCCTTGGTTTGCGAGAGATTGGTACTGACAGTTGCCAACTTTCCACTCAACAGTGATTTTGCTACATCAACCAATCGACTAGCTTCAGAGATAGCTTGTGATTTTGCTGTCGCAATTTTGGACTCTGTCTGACTACGCTCCGTTGAAGTCAAGCGGTTAGCTTCTTTAATGGCATCAAGCTTGGCTTGTTCTGCTCTTCTGATGGCTTCTGTGGCCCCAGTTTGAGCCTGTTCTGCCTTCAGTTTGGCTTCTGTGGCTAGGTTGGTGTTTACCCCAGCCTTTGCCAATAAATCACGAGTTGTGCGTTGCTGCTCCTCTTCTTGTTTCCGCATCTGTTGGTGAATAGTTGAAAGTTCACTGTCAATACTAGCCTTTAATCGATCCGCATAGACCTCCCCATGACTTTGAGCCTGTTCAATAGCGTTATCAATGGCTACTTGACGTTTCTCAAATTCTGCATCAAAGGCTCTGTTGGCATTCACAAGAGCAATTTCAACGGCAACATCCTCACTCCGCCTATTCCCATCAAGGAGATTATTTGCTAGTGTACTTAAGCTACCGCCAGTTTTACCTGTTCCGATACTTGCCTTATCATCAAATGTGATAGAGCGGTAATTCTTAGCTAAAGGATCATAATCATAAGCGATGGCTTTCTTCCGCACATCAATGCCGTGTAGCTTGCTTTTTAAAGTTACGGTATCGCCTAGATGAACTGTTTGACCATCTAATTCAAATGCCTCAATGATGATGGCATCTTTGGGCTTATCAATACCCTCTAAGCGAAACTTGCTACTAGCCCACTCTATTAACTCTTGACGAGATCTGAGGTTATTATTGGTATAGGTCACTTCATTGATGAAAGGATAGGAGTTTATAAGTGGACTATCTACTGTGACTTGAAGTACAGTTTCCCTATCCTGCCCCTCTTGTTTAAAGTTTGAAGTGGCATGAATGCGAGTGATAATCTGTGAACTTTCTTTGGTTCGCTGATATTTTTTCAAATTGTAGTGAGTAGAGATGACTACCCCACGGTCTTGTCCTCGCTCACCCTTTATTGAAAGTGCAAGGTTATCTCGAACCAATTCTCCCTCCCAAGTACCAAGGATAGAGTGTTTACCATCCAGTAGTGTGGAGTAAAGCGTCTGTTCCTTGTCTGTTGTATAGGTTCTGTTCTTGACAATGTCGCTGGTAAAAGAAAAATCCCCCAATGGAGACTTGCTTGCCATGACCATGCTTGATAGTGCTGTTGCACAGGGTACCTGTTCACACCTAAATGGCGATACTAACCTCGTCATGATGTCATCTGAAATGTGATAGGCCACAACTTCAAGACTGGTGTCTCCTTCGATGACTTTCTTAATCCGAAACAACTGGTGTCCCGATACTGGAACTGGGCTACGAACGAGGTAGTCCTCTTTTAACTCTCGAAATAATCCGCTATCTGTGATCGGATAGGTAAAGTTCAGGACAAAATCCCCATTCAAGGTTTCTTTGACACTTGCCTTAATGGTTTCTGGGAGTGGTTTCCCATGCCATTTTGCCGTTCGAACTGTTTTGTCTAATAATGATAGCACTATGCCCACCCCCAATTCGTTTCTATTGTTAATGATGTGATGCCAGAACCTAAGACAACTCCAACTGAATCATTTCTACCTGCATCAATGGAGATAAAATCACCAGACCATTTTACAGGCTGACCTCTTTGTGTCTTAAAACTTGGCTGACTAGGATTATTATCCATAATGATTGTTTCTTGTAATCGCTCCAAGCGGATGACATCATCCCCAATCGTAAAGCTAGTTTCACTACTTGAGTTGCCACTAATGGTAATCTTTGGAAAAGCAATGGCTGAACCTTGACTTCTCAAAGTACCACTAGTCCTAAACACCTGCGAGGTCGTCGTTTTGAACCACTTGGTTGGGTGACAAGAAAAGGTAACCTTAAGCCCATACACCCCCAGCTTATCCTTTTGAACTGGAGTATGGTAAACCTTGTAACACCAAAAGCGTATGGTCTTGAAACTAGTGTTCTCAAGCCAAAATCCTTCTTTCAAAAATAGCTTCAAAAAGGAAAATAACTGTTCTTCACTAGGTTTTACAAGATAGAGGGTGTAGCTCAGTTCCATGACACTTCTACGAGGATTGGTTTGAAGAACCGCTCCTGACAGGCCTTGGTGTTCTATCAATTGCGTCTTACTTTCACTTACTGTGATTGAAGGACTATCTTCCACGATTACCTTAAAAGGAAAACTAGACGTGGATACTCCACCAATGGTTAATGCATTATGTCTAATCATGGTTTCACTCCTCTCAATCCTTGTTGACGTTCTAATTCATACACTAGTTTTTCTCCAACCATCTCCGCTAGTCGGTAAAGATCAGTCTCTTCTCTGACTGTGTTACCTGTAATAGTGATGTGAATGGGTGGTAGATTGCTTGTCATGGTCTTTGCGATTCCTCGACCAATGGCACCCAAGGTTTGTTCATTCAAAGGTAACACCGCTTCTTTTCCTGCTTCACCACCAACCATCAGGCTATTGCCATTCATTCCAAATGCGGTTGGTTTGGTTAGAATACCACCTTTGGCATACCAATCGATGGAAATTCTAGGAATTCCACCCTTCAACCAATCAAGAGGATTGGCAGACCCAGACACCCTAAAGTGAGGGAGGGGGATATGCGGCCAGCGAATTTGGAAGTTAAAGAGATTTTTGATGGCATTGATAGCGTTACTCACGGCATCTTTTGCCCCATGGATGGCATTTGAAATGGTATTCTTGACACCATTCCAAACGGATGACACCGTGCTTGAAATGCCATTCAAGACACTAGAGACCGTGTTTCGGATACTGTTCCAAATATTGGAGACTGTTGAGCCGATGTTAGATAAAATACTGGATATGGTCGATTGGATTGCTGACCAAATGGATGAAACGACTGAACTGATAGCTGTCAGTAAATTTGAGATGGTATTCTTGATACCTGTCCAAGCAATTGAGATGTACTGGACGATGAAATTGAGGGCTAAGGAAATAAGGGACTTGATGCCCTCCCATGCCATCGACAAGACCTGTTTGATGGTTTCCCAAGCGCAAGTCCAATCAGCAGTGATAACCTGCATGACTGCCTTGATGATACCAAGTACCACATTGATAGCAGTCTCGACCACAATCTTTATCATCTCCCAAGCGGCTGTAATGATGAGTTTGATATTCTCCCAACTTGCTTGGATGAGCGGTCCAAGAATAGTCATCACCGTTTGAATAACCGTAGTGATGGCATTCCATACCGTGGTTGCAGCATTTAGAATCAATTGCTGGTTTTCAGTCCACCATGTGGTTAGCGTTCCCCAGATGGACATAACAAAACTAGAAATCTGCTGGATGATCATGGACAGAAAGGCATAGATACTATTCCAGATTTCCGTCACAACCGTTCGAAAGCCTTCGTGATTCGTCCAGAGTTCTTTTAACCCAACAATCAGTAAGGTAATGGCAGCTACAATACCAACAATAATCCCCACAATCGGCAAGAATGCCGTTATCATTCCAACAACGGTTGTCCCCATAGCGGCTGCCGCAACCTGTAAGCCCAAGAAAACTGGAAGTAACATCCCTACCACGGCTAAAATACCTGTGAAGATAATGACGACTTCCTTGATGGGACTGGATAAGTTGGTAAACCAAGTCGCTAGTTGACTAACAATGTCTGCCAAACTTTGAAAGACTGGAATAAGCATCTCCAGAATCGGTTGACCGATTGCTGCTAGAGCATTAGTTCCAGACTGTCTTAAGTTACCCAGAACGTTTTCCAGTCCGTCTGATTCCCTTGCAGCTTGTCCCAGGGCTCCAGAGAGTTCATTGCCGTCCTCTACCATTTGAAGGAGGGTTAACTGCTTCTGAGCTTCTGAAAGTTCATTGAAGGACTTTCCATAGAGCTTGTTTGCCGCTGCATTACGAGTGGTTTCTGTCGCAGAAATACCTAGAGCTGCGTCATTTTCATAGTTTCCTTTGAGGAAGGACTGCAGGTTTTCGGTGACTTCTTCGATGGATTTGTCGTAAAATGCTGCCCCATCAGCCGCTGCTCTGGTGGCACGAGTGGTCAGATCCAAAGCCTGAGCCGTATCCATCCCAGAGGTTTTGGCAAAGGAAGCCATCTGAGTGAAGGAGCCTTGAAGACGCTCTGGAACAATGTCCATCTCTTCCCCAATCTTATTGAGGGCATCCTTAGCAGCATTCTCCATATCCCCAAATACGGTAGAGAATTGGGCATTGCTGGCTTGAAGTTGAGCTGCCGCAGACATGGACTCTGTTCCGACTTCGAAGATTTTCTGAGAGATGTCTGCTAGCTTCTCACTAGTCGCTTGAAGTGCCTCAGCCCGAATGGTGTCAGACATGGCTTTCATGCCATCTTGAGCACCATCCGCAGAGGATTTGGTATCATCCATCTCGTTGTTCAGGTTATTGAGAGCGGTCTTTGCTTGGTTCAACTCAGCTTCCATCTTATTGGCTTCAATGGAATTCTCACCATATTCACTCTTTGTCAGGGCTAGTTGCTTTTCGAGATTGGAAATTTGTTTAGAAACAATTTCTGACTGTGCTCCGATCTTTTGTTGGGCTATGGCATTGCGTTCTGCTTCGGAACTATTGGATGACAAAGCACTTTCTTGTAACTCAAATTGAGATGTGACCTTGTTCATCTCACTTGCTAACTGCCCCTGCTCCACTTGGAGTTTATCTAATTGTTGAGCCGCTGAACTACTAGCTCGACCGTGATTCTCGAGTGTTGATGACACATCAGCTAACTTAGTTTCATAGGACGTTAGCAGCCTTTGAGTAGTTTCCACCTCACGTTGAAAGGCACGGTACTGGTCTGCCCCAATATCCCCAGCCTTAAATTGAGCTTCCACCTGTGATTGGGCTTGACGGAGCGTTGCCAATTTTTCTTTGGTTGTCTCGACTTGTTTTGCCAAGACTTCCTGCTTTTGTGTAAGGAGGGTGACATTTCCTGTATCAAACCTGAGAGCCTTATCAATCTGTCTTAATTCTTTGGTAGCTTCAGATGCTTGTTTGTTTACACCCTTTAAGGCATCCTGCAAGGGCTGAGTATCGCCACCAATTTCAATCGTAATTCCCTTTATGTTTCCAGCCATAGTCCCTCCTTTCTACCATTAGAAATTATCAAAATCAGCTTGAGTTGCTCGTCGTGTTTGAGAAGTTTCTCGAGTACGCATCTCCACATAGTCCGTTTGGTAGTCAAGTGCCATCCCAATAGAGATATGTTTTAAATCGTCAATGGTCAGACCAGTCTCCTTACAACAGGAGAAATAACTCTCTACTGTGAAGATTTCTTCACTCGCTGTTTCTGTTTCATCTGCTTTTTTCTGGTTGTCATCCCTTGGTTCAACATATTCATCAAGACATGGGCTACTTCCTGAACTGGAAATTCCTCCAATTCCATGAAGAAATCCACAAAAGGTTTCACACGAGGATTGGCAGATTTGGCAAAAACCCAAAAAAGACGATGGAAAAAGGTCATATCAAAGTCAGATAAGATAGACACATCAACCTGGCTTGCCTGGAGTTCTTCCCCTTCCTCCAGCTGGTCTAGTTTATCCAAGATAGCTTGACTATTGACCATAGAAAAGAGATCTTGGAAATAGTCCTTACCAAACTGCTCTTTATAAGCAATTGGTGTGTAGGCATTGGTTGCTAACTCGTAGGTCGTGCCTGCTATGGTAATACTTTCTCTCATGGCCTTCTCCCTTACTTACGAGGTTCAAAAACTGCCTTGAACCAGTTTTGACGAATCTCATCACTCGTTTCCTCCGTTGTTCGTCGACGTACAACCTTATCAAGTGGGCGAGGACTGGCAGTAAAGGTCAACTCTACCTCATTGATATCTGAACCAGACTTGGTTTTTGAACCAACAGTCGGACGCGATGCGTAACAATAATACAAAACGTGTAATGTTTCTTTTTTATCCCCTTCAAAACGGAACATCAACGCAAAATTTTTCTTTTCGCTGTTTGCGATTTCTGAGATGGTATTTGTCGTCGCATCCAACTCTTCTCCAAGGACTCGAGTCAAAAATTCCTGCGTTAGAAGGGCAACTTTTAGTGTTCCCTCATAGCCATCATTTGACTCTGTTGTATAAAAATTGATATTGTCTGCCTTATATGAACCCTTATCTCCTGTTGGTTCAAGGGTTAATTCTGCAGCACCACGAAGGCGTTCTACATTGCCGTATGTCAACGCACCATCAGGACCTTCGCTTGTAACTTCTGCCCAATGGACATCTTGTAGTCCAAAGGTGACCTTATTCTTTTCAGCCATATTATCCTCCATGTAATGTGATGTAATAGGTTATTTGGTAGAGTTTCTCTGATGAGATATAGGTCTCTACTTTTTCAAAATAAATAAGGTGGCTGTCAAATAATGACTCCACCTTTTGTTCAGTTGCTATATCTTTCTTAGTGGTATAGAGTTCCACTAGCAGGTTATTCTGCTTATGATAGGTCCAATTGTCTGCACCATGATTTCCTGAATCAGTCACCAAATACACCAGATACGGTGGTCTTGGACGACTCCCTTCTTCAAAATGATGGTAGGCGACTGGGAGCTGTAATTCTTTGAGAATGGAGTACATTTCGCTCAGTAACATGTCATATCACACTCGCTTTCTCAGCTTTGCTTCTAAGGATTGTATTGCTTGTTTCTCAACAGGTGCGATATGCTTAATTCCCTCAACTCGCCCACCAGAGCTTTTGGCATGACCATTTTCTAATAGATGCGTCAGGCCTGGCGTTCGATTATGAATGGTTTTGGTTAGACCTGTACTGGTATCAATCGTTGCTTTACTCTTCCACCCTTTGGAATAAGATCCACTCTTTCTAGGTGACGTTGTTTTCAAGGATTCAATAGATTCCTCAGTGACTTCCTCTACAACTTCACGCATCACCTCTGTGGTATCCTGCACATACTCAGCCAGCTCATTTTCGATGGCAGTTTCTACTGCATCCAGTCCAATTTTAGTCATTACTCTCCTCCTTAATGGCAACGATGTAAATCAGTTGCCTTGGCACTGTATCTCCATCAATCGACTCAATCTCATAGGTTTGACCACGAAATTGAATGTGAGTCGTTAAGGAATGAAGTCCAAGAATTGCCTTTTCATACCTGAGGGTGAACTGGACTTTTTCTTGTTCCAGTTTCGTCACACTCCCATCCCTTTCGGTCAAGGTGAGAGGACGACAAGAGCACCACCGGTCAAATAAAGGTATCCATGTCGAAGTTTCATTGCCAATCTCATCTTGAACAATCTGTCGAATCTGAAATGACAAGCGTTCCCTCAACGGTGCAATCTTCATCAGAACACATCCTTTCGTTCGGCCAACAACAAATGATAGAGGGTCTCTTTCAACTCCTTATGATTGGCATCTTCTCTGTGTTCATAAAGATAGGCAACCCCATAAAGGATTGCCGTCTTTAGAACATCTGAATACGTCGATTGACGCAGAATATCTTCACAGAGTTGTTTACTGGTTTCAAGCAACTGCTCAATCAGTCCATCCTCATCATCGTATTCCACTTTGAGATACTGTTTTGCTTCTGCTAAACTAACCATGACTATTTAGCCTTTACTGTTAGTGTCTTCACAGCTTCAGGTAGGACTAACTTGCCATCAACACGTTGTGAAGCAAGAAAGCCAATCTGTCCATTATTGGCATAGAGTTCGTTCAGACGTTTGAAGGTACGTCCCTGACGGTCTGCAATCCAATAATATGAGAAATCACCAAATGCAATGGCCTTGTTTCCTGCTTCAGGAAGTGGGGCAAAAGTTGATGTATAGTATGGACGATTTAGAATCAAATCTGGTTGTCCAGCTTGAGTGGATGGTTGCCAAATGTAATTACCGTTGTTATCCTTGAGTTTACGGATAGCCTTGACAGTCGTATCATGTAAAATCCAAACTGCATTCTTACGATAGGGTGCTGGTAGAGAATGATACAGTTCAATCATGTCATCAAAAGTAATATCCTTTGTAGCAGTCGTTGGACCTGTAACCTCTGCCTGAGTAAAGATACCTGTCGGCTTCTTAGAACCATCGCCAATCAAGAATGCCTTTTCTTCTTCCGTTCCAATACGACGAGCAAATTCAGCTGTCATATAGGATTCAAGGTCAAAGACTGAATCGTTAAGCAACTCTTCTGAAATACGAATGGCAGTCCCAATCTTATGAGAGTCTAGTGTCACCTGACCAAAGGTTTCTTCTGTTTCAGGATATAGACCATTTTCATCCATCCATGATGCTGAACCATGTCCTGTCACAACAGGAATCTTACGCTCACCACTAGATGTTTTGATAACAGTCGCAAGACTGCGGAAGAAATTCTCTTCTTGTAATCCTTGAACCAGTTTCTTCTCATACTCATCAGGAACAAGATGACCGCCTTCGGTATCTTCCCCAACTCGAAGGACATCTTTGACATCAAAGAAGTGACGCTTACGGACACTTGTCCAAAAAGTCTTGGCATAGCTATCTGAAGCCACACCCTTCTTTTCCTCTTCAGTAGTCTTGTTATTCAGAACTGTAGTGGGCTGCCCAATTAGAGCCTGTGAGGTCGGTTGAGCAAGTTCAAGGTCAATCTTTTCTTGTCGCTCCAACCGAGCAATTTCTTGATTATAGAGGTTGATTTTTGCTTCCATATCATCATAGCGTTTGGAATCTTCCTCAGATACAAGTCCATCTTCTGTTCGAACAGAATCAAGGAAGGTTTTTGCTTGTTGCCAAGCTAGGTTACGTTTTTCTTTCAATTCAAGTAATTTAGACATCAGTTCATATTCCTTTCGTTATTTGAGCAAATTCAATCGTTTTTCCAACTGATTGATAGGGATTGTTTTCTTTGGTTGTTGGACTTCAAGTTTCGCCTGCATTTTGACAAGTAAATCTTGTTGGGCAGCAGTTCGACTGAAAGAGTAGCCCTTAGACTCCAATTTCTGTTCTTCATTGCTGTCAAAGAGAATCTTGTCCGCAAAGCCCAGTTCAACAGCCTTTTTGGCATTGAACCAAGACTCTGAGTCCATGAGGTGGGATAGCTTGGTTCTTGACAGTCCTGTTCTTAGTTCATAGGCATTGATGATGGATTCCTTAATTTCTCCCAACATTTCAATGACCTTCTGCATATCCTTGGCTTCACCTTGTGCGACTGTCCAAGGATTGTGAATCATCATCATGGCAACTGGACTCATAGAAACCGTTGTACCTGCCATGGCAATGACACTAGCAGCACTTGCGGCTAAGCCATCAATTACGACATGAACATCACCTTTGTAATCCATCAACATGTTATAGATTTGAGCAGCCGCAAAAACATCACCCCCTGGACTATTAATCCAGAGGGTGATGTCTCCGTTTCCTGCATGTAAATCATTTTTAAATACTTGTGGCGTGACTTCATCGCCAAACCACGTCTCATCAGCAATCTGTCCTTCAATACGAAGTGTTCGACCACTATCATCATCTGTAAAATTCCAAAACTTATGCATCTATATCCTCCTCAGCTTGAGTTTCTTGTTCTACTGGTCCTTGTTTCATAAAGCCACCCGCATCCTTCAGTTTCGTCATGTTTCCGTTTATCAAGTAGAGATTACCTCCTTCCTCATCTGAAAGGAGGTTCAAGTCCTCAAGTTCACGAATATCATTCGTCGACAGCCAGCCATTTTGTCTCCCAATCGCATAGCCATTCATTCGACTCTGATAGTCTCCACGAAGAAGACCATCTACATTGAACTTCACAAAGTAGGTTTTCTTTTCTTCAGGTAAAAAAAGAGACCTCTTGAAAGCCTGTTCGAGACGAACTACCCAAGGGTCTAAGGTATATTTAACAAATTCTAGGGATTGTTGCTCAATGTTTGAAAATGAGGATTTCTCCAAGTCGCCAACCATATGAGGTGGAATGCGGTAGAGCCTTGCAATTTCATTGATTTGGAATTTTCTAGTTTGGAGAAACTGGGCTTCTTCTGGTGGAATGCCTACTTGAGTGTATTTCATCCCTTCCTCAAGAACTGCCACTTTATGGGCATTGGTTACCCCATTGTAGACTGCATTCCATGAATCTCTCACTCGTTTGGGATCTTTGAGAATACCTGGGTGTTCCAAAACGCCACCCGGATTCGCTCCATTTTTAAAGAATGATGCCCCATAGTTTTCCGTAGCCAAGGTCATGCCGATAGCATTTTTTGCAAGAGCAATTGGAGAATAACCTATCAAGCCATCAAAACCAAGACCAGGTACATGAAGAACATCTTCTGCTCTCAAGATAGCAACTCCCTTTTCCTTAAAGTTAGGATTTTCTTCTGACTGACGCTTGTATTTGTAATAGAGCTTACCACTCTCGTCTCGATGAACAGACATCTTATCTGGTAAGAGCGGGTAAAGACTGATAACTTGTCCACTCCTATCTCGGATAATCTGGACATAGGCATTGCCCCATATCAATAGATGGGTCATCAAGGTTTCTCTAAAGACAAAGGATGACATCTCAGGGTTAGGTTCATCATGTAAAAGAAAATAAAGGGGATGATCCACCTTTTTCTCCTTTCCAGTTGCCGTTCTCTCATAAACATGAATGGGTAGTGAAGCTACTGCTTCAGCTAAGATACGGACACAAGCATAAACAGCTGTCGTCTGCATAGCTTTAAACTCATCCACATTCTCCCCACTGGTCGTTCGTCCAAACAGATATGAGAAGTCCTGACCTTCATAACTATTTCGTGGTTTATCTCTAGCACGCTTACGTCCCAGTAAATCTAGTAGTCCCATAGTTCCTCCTTTTAAGTACGAAAAAAGCACCTCAATTGAAGTGCTTTTCGTTTATTCTTAGATGGTTTTCATCTCTCCTTCTTCAAGAAGATACCAAGTTCAATCACTTTCTTGAAGTTATATCCTCAATAAGAAAAGTTTTAATGATTCCGAATGTATTCTAAAATTGCATCATAATCTAATTCTGATGAAGCTACTCCAAGTCCTAGCTTCACTATCTCATCATCAGTCTGATTTAACACGATGCCATTTAATTCTAGGAAAATAATCATGACAAAAACTCCAATTCGCTTGTTCCCATCAAGGAAGGCATGATTATTAACTAGCGAATAACAAAGTCTAGCAGCCTTTTCTTCAATACTTGGATACTTCTCAACACCAAAATAAGTACTAAAAGCTGAAGATAGTGAAGATTCTATTAAACCAACATCCCTAACACCATCTAAACCCCCAGTAGCTTGAATTAACCTAGTGTGTAATTCAATAACCTGTTCAACAGTTAATACTTTCATTTTGCCAATTCCTTAAATGCATCAAGATGGCGTGATAAAACTGAAGTCGCAACTTCATCCAATGTTGATTGTTCAACAACCGTAGGGGTTGCCTGTTCCTCTTTAATTAGACTCTGATAGTCCACTAATACATACTTTGGTGTGTTATTTTTCAATATAACTGCAGTACCATTCGTATCGACCATACGAGCTACCTTAGAAAAGTTTTGATTTGCTTCAGAAATAGAGACTAAGTTTTCAATATTGATTTGCATGGTAATATCCTCCTTTTCTCTATTCTACCACTTTTTAGGATATATTCAACCTATTTAGGTTATTTTCATCCTAAAAACTTAAAATACCACGTTCATCATAAACACTTCCCTCGTCGTTTTGATGGCGAATACAACGGTCCAGTCCCATAATGAGTGCTACAATACCGTCAATCTTCTCGACTAACTTTTCCTTATCAGGCTTGATATTGCCAGCAGGTTCTTGTCTCATGACTACGTTTTGTCCCATCCATTTCAGTACTGGATGCCCACCATGTTGAATCTTACCTTCCAGCATAAGTTTGTAAAGTTCCTTAGACGGTGGACTCATATCCTTGTATCCCTGACCAAAAGGCACCATGGTCAAACCCATACCTTCTAAATTCTGAACCATTTGTGTCGCATTCCAACTGGTCGTTCGTCCGAACAATTATGAGAAGGCCTGACCTTCATAACTATTTCGTGGTTTGTCTCTAGCACGCTTACGTCCCAGTAAATCTAGTAGTCCCATACTTCCTCCTTTTAATTACGAAAAAAGTATCTCGGTTGAGATACTTTTACTTAATGGTTTGTTATTAATGCTGGTTAGAAACTAGCTCGCTATTCCTATTTTCTATTACTTCAACGATATGTTTTAAGAACCTGATATATTCTTCACGATTCATAGATAAAAAATCTTGTAACTTATAGGGAGTGTTGCTTTTCTCGAAACAAAATCGACCTATTGAATAAACGGAATATTTAGAGTGAAAATTTTTATAATACAATCTACCTAACTTCTCTATCTTTGAATCATAAAAATATAAATCAGCTAAATCATAAACACCAAATACACCTCTATGTGAATTTGCACCTGGCCAAACAGGAATCAAATTCCCTAACGTTTCGTAAATATGAATAAAATCACGGAGTTCTTTCAGATTGTTTAGCTCCTTATATTCTTCAAAATGCTCCAAAAGGTAAGTTCCGCTATATAATCGTTGTTTACTATTCAATTTCTTGTTGATAAAAGGATAAAGTATAGTTCCATTTTCTACAGTACCAACCATGTTAGGATAAAATGCCTTTATTCCTAAAGAATAAATACCTTTAAAGGAAAAAAGTACATCGACATACTGCCAATTTAGTTTTTCCGTTTCTTTTTTAAGTAAATCTTCTACAGACTTTGAGCGAGATAATTGTGTTCTTATGATTTCGTTCATGGAAGACCTCCTAGTTCAATAACTTAATTATAACATTAAAAACTCAATATTCCACGTTCATCATAGACACTCCCTTCATCAGTTTGATGACGAATACAACGGTCCAGTCCCATAATGAGTGCTACGATACCGTCAATTTTCTCAACTGACTTTTCCTTATCAGGCTTGATATTGCCAGCTGGGTCTTGCCTCATGACTACGTTTTGTCCCATCCATTTCAGAACTGGATGGCCACCATGTTGAATCTTACCTTCCATCATAAGTTTGTAGAGTTCCTTAGACGGTGGACTCATGTCTTTATAACCTTGACCGAAAGGCACCAAGGTCAAACCCATCCCTTCTAGATTCTGAACCATCTGTGTCGCATTCCAACGGTCATAGGCTATCTCCTTGATATGATAAATTTCCGATAAGTCTTCAATAAATTTTTCGATAAAACCATAGTGAACAACATTACCCTCTGTAGTTTTGATGTAGCCATGACGCTCCCAAACATCATATAGAACATGGTCACGTCGACATCTCAGTTCCAGTGTATCCTCAGGTAGCCAAAAGTATGGCAATACGATATAATTTTCCTCTTCAAATCTAGGAGGAAATACCAAGACAAAAGCTGTTATATCGGACGTACTAGACAGGTCTAGCCCTGCATAACAATCACGACCTTTAAGAGCTACATAGTCAATTGGGGCATTGCCTTTCGCATAGACATGTTCAGGAATCCAAGCAACACTTGAGCTTGTCCACATGTTTAGACGGAGCTGCTTAAACACATTTTCTTCAGCAGGATTGTCAAGTGCCTGTTGGTAGGCTTCTCTAACACGGTCAATCCCAATTGTATGCCCTAGTGAAGGGTTGGCTCTTCTCCAGTTTGCTTCATCATTCCAATCATCTTCATCGGATAATCCATAAACCACTGGATAGAATGACGTATCCTTCTTTCTACCATTCAGAATATCCAATGCTTTAGTATGCAACTCGTAACAGATAGAGTTTCTATCCGTTCCAGCTGTCGTGATAATAAAAAAGAGGGGTTGTTCCCTTGCATCTCCTGACCCTTTGGTCAATACATCATACAAATGACGATTTGGCTGAGCATGGATTTCATCAAAGACCAAGCCAGATACGTTTAGTCCATGCTTTGTCCCAGTCTCTGCAGAAAGAACTTGGTAAAACCCAGCGTTAGAATAATTTACAATACGCTTGGTAGCACCCATTATCTTAGAACGCTTTTCCAAGGGGCGACTCATCTGCACCATCTGCTTGGCCACATCAAATACGATTGACGCTTGGTTTCGGTCACAAGCGGCACCATAAACTTCCGCACTGGCTTCATTATCCGCATATAATAGATAAAGAGCGATAGCCGCTGCTAGCTCAGACTTACCATTCTTCTTTGGAATTTCTATGTAGGCTGTTAGGAATTGGCGATTGCCATCTTCCTTGACAATTCCAAATAGATCACGGACAATCTGTTCCTGCCACGGCAACAAATCAAATCGCTTTCCTGCCCACTTACCTTTGGTATGGGAGAGGTTATTGATAAATGTTACTGCCCTATCAGCCTTTACCTTATCATAGTGTGAGGTTGGAAGCATGAATGGACTTGGTTCATAATGATAGCTCATAAAATTCCTCCTAACAAATCTTCCATTTCATCACCAGTACCAACTTCCGAATCCATAGTCGCTAAACGGTTACGTGCTGATGGTGTTAAACCAAACTGTTCACAGAATTTAAGCATGATTTTGAGGTTAGTCTGGCTGATAGAGACTTGAGGGACTTGTTGCAGATAACCATTCGGGGTTTTGATAATGGAGCCATGCTTGGTAAGAAACTCTTCCGCCTCTTTCCAGCGTGCATAAGCTTGACAATATCCTGCAAATGCAGTCATGTCCATTTCGGTTAAAATTCCCATTTGTTCGAGAATTTTTCCCATCCGTTTCCACTCCTTCTTTGCATCATCTTCAAGCCACTGTGGGCAACGTGGGGCTTTTTGTTTGGGTTTGACTTCATTCGTAGGAAGTGGTCGCTTACCAGGATTTCCCTCAAGTATTTTCATATTCGTTGGCTTTGGTTTTCGCCCCCTGATTGCCACAATCTCACCTCCTTTAGAGTAAGAAAAAAGAACTCAATTCGAGTTCCTTCCTAAAGTTCATTAAAGTTATCAAGAACTGCCTGACAAACTGTTCTATCAATATCGTCCATGTTATCTATTTCATTCCCATATCTATATTGGTAGATATATTCACCATCACGTTTTATTGTCAGAATTCTAATCCAAGCACCGTCTATATTTCTCGGGTCTGTTGTATCTTCACGGAGAAATTCACAAACGTAATGCCTATCACCAACCGTTCGAGTCATTATTTCCCACATCTTACTTTACCTTTTCCACGATATCTATTCCATATAAAACATTCAGGCAACTGCCATTTTCCCACTTAACTAAGAGTGAGCCAATGTCATCCACTCCAATAACTGTACCAAGTGTTCCTTTAGGAACTGGATGTGGATCATCCATTTTTACTAATCTAACCTTTGTACCAACCGGATAGATTGTCTTTAGGTTATTGAAAATTTTTGTGTCCATATTATTCTCCAAACATATCGAATGCCCACTTGACAGCGTGACCGAGATCCGTAACAATTATTGATTCCTTGTATATGCGATTAAGTCGGCATTCAAATAGTTCAAATTCTTCAAGGCTATCAATGATTTCGTAAATCTCAACTACTGTTTCTTTGTCTCCTTTGGATGCAACGATAACCCATTCCTTGTAAGGAATGATGCTTGCGGTTGTTGGGTAGAGTTCATATAGTTTTTCAAGTGTTGTTGTCATGGTTTTGTTCCCCTCTTCTTTTCTTGTGTACATATTAACTCTAAAGGAGACTTATATCCAGTCATTTATAGATTATTTTGACGATATTTTCGACTATTTTTCACTTCCTAGAATGGCACATCCAATAGCATAGACAACTGTTACCGTCACTCCATTTCCAGCTTGTTTATACAGTTGGGCATCGGAGTTTACTGCTTGGGCTTTCTCGAATAAATCATCCGAAAAACCTTGTAGTCGAAAACATTCTCTAGGGGTTAAACGTCTAATTTTCACCACTCGATCATTCCAAACCACAGCACCCATTTGACCACCGCAGGATAGGTTATGGGCGATTCCTTTCCCAACTCTTGCTCGTCTCGTTGGAGAGTTGGGATAAGATAAATCCACTGAATCACCTACCTCAGCAACTTGATAACCTTGCTTTGTACCATTTCTGACCTTGATACCTTCAAGAACACCATGGCGGTCTTGAGAGGTCAATGTGAACATTGGCTCATCCTGTTCCTTGAGCCTACGTCCATTTTGACGCTTATTGATTCGATTGGGTGTCAGAATGGGTTGAATTTCGAGTACTCCAGAATTCATCGCAGTCCGCTTTGTAGCTCCAGCAGTATATCGTGCGGTGATACATCGTGCCTCATCTGTCAACTTTGGTTCTGTCAAAGATTGGTCAATAAGATAAAGACCTGTCTTAGCACCCAGTCCACCACCCTCACCAACAAGGGTTGTGGCAATTCCACTAGGGTCGTAGACACGATAGCTTTGCATACCACCTACAAGTTGCTTAAGATGGCTACCGCTTTCTCCGCTGATAGGTAGTACTTTTCGTCGACCTCTACTTCTAAGATGTCCGAGAGTGTAGATGCGTTCTCGATTTTGGGGAACTCCGTAGTCTTTTGAATTGAACACTTGCCACTCGAGGTCGTACCCTGCTTCATCCAAGTTAGAGAGATAGTCGAGATAATCTCGTCCCCCGCCACTTGATAAAAGTCCCTTAACATTTTCAAGGAGTATCCACTCGGGTTTATCTTCTTCCTCTTGGCTTTGGATGATGTCAACAAATGTAAAAAAGAGTCCACTTCGCTCACCGTATAGGCCTGCTCGCTTTCCTGCGATAGACACATTTTGACAAGGGCTTCCCGCACACCAGAGATCTGCTTTTGGAAGTTGTGTTTGGTCAATGCTTGTGATGTCGTCATGAAACCATTCTCCTTTCGTGTCGTACATTGCTTCGTAAGATTTTCTTGCAAATTTATCCTTTTCACAGTAACCGATACATTTGAAACCAGCTAATTCCAAACCACGACGAAAACCACCCACTCCTGCAAAGAAATCAAGAAAAGTTAAGGTCATACCGTCTCCTCCATCATTGAATAGGCTTCATCAAAGGTCAAAGTCTGGCCATCACGCAATACCGTCACGTTGTCATTTCCTGTTGACTCTATAAAACGTTTGACAATGACATCCACAAACTTCTCATCCAACTCAATGCCGTAACAAACCCTTCCAGTTTGGTCTGCAGCCATTAGGGTTGAACCAGAACCAAGAAATGGATCTAGGACAAGCGTTCCTCGCATCGATGAATTTTGAATAGGATAGGCCATGAGCGGAATTGGTTTCATCGTTGGGTGGTCTTTACTAGATTTTGGACGGTCATATTCCCAAATGGTTGTTTGTTTACGGTCACTGAACCATTGATGTTTTCCCTTTTGTTTCCAGCCATAAAGACAGTTATGAGTAACAATTCCATCTGCAATATAATGTTCATATTTTTCAACAGCAAGAGAATAAACAGGTCCACTGAATCCTTTTGTAAGAACCTCATCAATTACGCCCCAGTAAAAATTTTCTCTCGTTTCCTTTTCATAAGTTTTTGGAATTGGAACTTGCATAATTTGAGGGATCAGATTACAAGCATTGATGCGAGCAGTTACTCGTTTACTAAATGCCTCATGTCCATTTCCTTTGTGAATGAGTGGGTATTTGATATTTCGACCATAGTCAACAAGCAAACGTCTAGCATTATCTAATTGAATTTGGCTATCCAAGTTATCATAAATCATATCGACATGATGAGATGTGCGTTGAGTTTCTTTCTTTGGAAGTCCTCTATCCATTTCCCAATGAGTATAAGGAATACCGTACTTGAGGGCTAATAACTGTTCGTGGCACTGGGCTGTTACTTTATCATCAAATACATCAATGACCCAAGCCTCTTCACCTTTCTCTCCACGAAGTCTCGTTTTCAAACCAAATCCCCTCGAGTTATAGAGTTCAGTAATCCCTACACGCCAACGGTCTCCTTTACGCATAAGATAGGTACAATAATTGTTTTTTGTTGATTCATTAAAACGAACCGAAAACTGATGGTTATCCGTAGCCCACGTTATTTTATTTCCAATTTTTATACCGTATAAGGTGCCATTATAATATCGAGAAGCTGTTTTTATCTCATAGCCACCATTACGCATCCCCAGAATTGTTCCTGAATAGGAATTGTAACTAATGACCCTATCACCATCCTTTAAGTCTTCTATTGGAACGGGACCATTTATAGTTTGAACAATCGTACCTGCTGGCTGACATGGTTCATGTTGCCACTGATAGGGACTACGTCCAAGAACTAAGGAGTTCTTCTTCCAAATGCAACACCCACTGAGGTAGAATCCCGCCTCTTTAAATGCCTTTCGGAAGTTCAGTCCTTCTGTATCCGCATGGAATACATAGATTGAACCATCAGACTCCATATGTTTTTCTACTTGAGTGAACATATCAAAAAGAAACTGGTAAAAGTCACTATCAGGCATATTGTCATTGAGAATCTTTCCAGCTGTTTCTTCTACATCAACATTATAGGGAGGGTCTGTCACAACCAAATTTGCCTTTTTATCACCTAAAAGTTGGTCATAAGTTTCAGCTTTCGTAGAGTCTCCACAAATCACTCGATGCTTACCAAGTTGCCAAATGTCCCCTCGTTTTGAAAAGGTGGGTTTCTTCAATTCCTCTTCAACATCAAAGTCATCATCTGATAGGTCTTTATCATGAACATTCGACAGGATATCGTCAATTTCTGGTGGTTCAAAACCAGTCAGGTCGAGATTGAAATCCGATTCCTGTAAATCCAAAAGCAAGTCCGCCAAAAGTTGGTCGTCCCATTGACCGGTGATTTTGTTAAGGGCAATGTTCAGTGCCTTTTCATCTTCTTTAGATAAATCGACAATGACACATTTGGCGGTTTCATAGTCTAAGTCCTTCAATACAGTTAATCGTTGATGGCCACCAATTACCGTCAAGTCTTTATTGACGATGATGGGGTCAACGTAGCCAAACTTGAGTAGACTTTGCTTAATCTTTTCATACTCCTTATCACCCTTTTTAAGTTTTTTTCGAGGATTGTAGGAGGCTGGGTGTAATTCAGACAATCGAATTTCTCTAATTTCCATTGTTGGTTGGCTTGTCATTGGTTTCTCCTTTATAAAAGCGTGATTGAATGTAACACGAATGGCTACAAAATTTCCTATTTGGATTGGCATAAGATAAAAATGACCTGCCACATTGCTGGCAAGTCAAATCTTCATATGCGGTTTTTGATTTATCGTGTTCATCAGAATGTGTTGTCCACCAAACCTTACGACACTTATCCGAACAGAACTTCTTTGGTCTTCCTACTTTATGAATTTTAAGTGTTTGATAACACTGAGGGCAACGGAGTCCATCAATCTGGTCGGCTTTTGCCATTTGCTTTGTCGCCGCTCCATGACCAAGCAATGCTGGATTTCGTTTACAGTATTTTTTAACAGAATCTCTAGATAGTCCTGTAGCCTTACCGATTAAGCCATAGCCAAGACCTTCTGCTCGCATTTTCCAGATTTGTTTGCGTTGACTTTCGTCCATTTGTTTTCCTTTCCAGCAAAAAAGGACTAAAAACAACTATTTTCTACATTGTTTCTAGCCTTTTTCACTATTTTATTACCAAAATGACATACTAGGGAACGCTACATCCCCACATTAGAAACGTGATAACGGTGGGAACAAACGTAATAATTGAGCGATTTAAATGTACCCACTTGCGAATTTTGCGAAATTGCACGTTTGAGGGGGCGTCGGTCTTAGTCTCCCAAGGGTTTAGAGATTTTATCCCCCCTCCCCCAATGGGCGAAAAATGAGATACTTTTGTAACGAAACTCCAAGACTAAAATCGATACGAATACTCCACATAACGATCAGTCGTCTTAGTCTTTCTGTCATGACAAGACTTACAAAGTGCTTGCCAGTTGGTTTGATTCCAAAAGAGTTCTTGGTCACCTCGGTGGGGTGTGATATGGTCAACGACCGTTGCCTTGGTCAGTCGACCTTTGGCTTTGCATTGAACACAGAGTGGATGAACTTTTAAGTAACGAAGTCGTGCTTTGTTCCACTGGGCATTGTATCCTTTGGCTTTGGTTGACTTGGAATCCAGTTGGTGGTTTGCTTTATGGTTCTCACAATACTTCTGACCATATGATACTAAGTTAGGACAACCATTTTGTTTACAAGGTATGCTTGGTCTTCGTGGCATTTTACTTCTCCCAAGGTAGATAGTCTTTCGTGAAATGTCCAAAGCAAGTTGTCTCGGTGTAGTCTACATCCAAGAGATGAAGTTTCTTAATGATACCTCCTGGTGTTAAATCATACCGCTCACGAATCATTCCTTCCAGTTGTTGTGTGGTGTAGCGACTGGTTCCAAAGGTTTCTACGTAAACCGACACAGGTTCTGCTACTCCAATGGCATAGGCAAGCTGAACTTCACAACGTTTGGCATAGCCTTCACGAACAATATCCTTGGCAATCTTTCGTGCCATGTATGCGGCTGAGCGGTCAACCTTGCTTGGGTCTTTTCCAGAGAAGGCACCTCCACCATGATGTGCGAAACCACCATATGTATCTGCCACAATCTTACGTCCAGTCACTCCTGCATCCGCAAATGAGCCACCAAGAACAAAACGTCCAGTTGGATTGACTAGAACTTTGAAATCTAGATTCTGACGATAACGATGAGCCACCGACATCATGGCTTCCATCACAATTCGCTTCACTTTGTCAAGGTCAGCCGTTTCGGTATGTTGGATGGAAACTAAAAATGTATCAATCCGTCTCTTCTCATAGTCGTAGGATACCTGAGCTTTAGCGTCCTTTCCAAGTAAGGGGTGACCAAGTGACATCAGTTTCTCAAGGACTCGAGTTGCTAGAACATAAGGAAGTGGCAGGTACTCAGGTGTTTCATCTGTCGCATAACCGAACATCATTCCTTGGTCACCAGCTCCACCATTGTCTACACCTTGGGCAATATCGGAACTCTGAAGTCCAAGTAGGTTAGTTACCCGAACATTCTTCAAACCTAGTGGCTCGACAACCTGTCGAACAATGTTCTCGAGATTAAAGTAATGTTTAGTAGAAATTTCACCAGCTACCACAACATGGTTATCCTTTATTAAAGTCTCAACTGCCACTCGACTTGATTTGTCATACTTGAGACACTCCGTCACAATAGCATCTGAAATCTGGTCACAGATTTTATCTGGGTGTCCAACCGACACTTGTTCACTAGTAATAATCATAATTCCTCCACGCAAAAAGCCCAACCCTCGGGCTAGGCTTTGGTTTATTTTACTGATTGTCGGCCTGCTTCGTAGGCTCTCTCCAATGCTCTTTTGATTCCCCAAACCGAAACATCGTAGAAATCGAGGTTGTCACTCCAACGTTTTTCCAAGGTTTCAACTAGTAGTTCTTCTTTAGCAATCTCTGTTAAAAGTGCACTGAGTTTTTCTTCTTGGCGTTTTGTCATTGTATTGTTCTCCTCTTCTTTTGTTGTGTACATATTAACTCTAAAAAGGAGATATATCCAGTCATTACTGGGTATTTTTTATCTTTTTTGACATCTTAAGTATATCACAGGTCTAGGTTGAAAATCAGTACTAAAACAGTACAAATTTAGTGCTAATGTAGTGCTAATTTAGTACCAATTTAGTGCAATCGACCATCACTAGATAGGAATGTGATAATCTTCCACCTTAAGTTCAAGACTTTTTGATGTCCAACGATAACACTTGCGTAATTGTTTTAGAATCTTACGCCTACGATAAGCAAGTGTTGAATGGCTGATTTCATAAATCTCTTCTAGTTCAGTCCAACTCTTGCCTAAGTAAATTAAATCATTAGCTAATGGTTTCAAATCCTCAGGCAATAACTCCATAACAAACTCAAAGTAATAAAGATCCATTTTTAAGCAGTAATAGGTATTAAGCAAACTACTGAGGTACTCTTGATTCTCTTGTTCTTGTTTTTCTCTAAAATTAAGGGAAATCAGCTCACTACGACCATGGTTTTTACTTTTCTTGACCATTTCTTGCTCTGACTTCTCAAATACTAATGACTGAATCACACTATCCTCTGAGATTGGTCGATAGTTGAGCAATTTCTCTTGAACTAACTGTAACTTCATTTTCATGTCTTGATAGTTCTTAGCAATATAATCCACCTTATCCATCTGCCCCTCCTACTTGTGCTTTTACAGCTGCAATCAGCCGTTCTTGTTGTGCATCTTTGTTTTCTAGTGCCTTGAGGATTTCCTCATCAATCGTTCCTTCAGTCACAATGTGTTGGATAACAACTGTCTCAGCCTCCTGGCCTTGACGCCAAAGTCGTGCATTTGTTTGTTGGTATAGTTCCAATGACCACGTTAAACCAAACCAGACCAAGTGGTGACCACCTTTTTGGAGGTTCAACCCATGACCAGCTCCAGCTGGATGAAGTAAGCCAACTGGGACATTACCCTTATTCCATTCACGAATATCTTCTTCTGTTTTCAACACCCGACTCTTTACCTTGAGTTTTTCCAAACGGCCCATAACCCGAGCCAAGTCATGTTTGAACCAATAGGCCACTAAGACAGTTTCTCCATTTGCGGATTCAAGGATATCTTCTAGGGCATCTAGTTTCTGTTCATGAAGCGGCACGACTGTATGATCATCAGAATATACAGCACCATTGGACAACTGAACTAGCTTGTTCGTAAGACTTGCTGCATTGGCAGCAGTTACTTCTAATCCATCCAACTCTGATAAAACATACTCTTTCTTAAACTGACTGTACTTTTCTTTTTCCTTTTCTGACATACGCACCAGCTTCTTGGTTGAAATCAAATCAGGCATATCTAGATAATCTAGAGCCTTCATGGAAATGGTAATATCACTAATCTTGTCCTGAATTTGACACTCCGCATAATCCATAGGGATGTATTCATAAACAATGTTTCCATTGCGACGACCTTCTTCAAAGTAGCGACTACGAAACTCACCAATGAATCGACCAAGACGTTCTCCTCCGTCAATGACTTTAAACTCAGCGAACAAGTCCATTAGTCCGTTTGAACTAGGTGTTCCAGTCAAACCAACGATACGTTTCATGTAAGGACGCATTGCCATGAAAGCTTTGAAGCGTTTGGACTGCCAAGACTTGAAAGAACTCAATTCATCAATCACTACCATATCCCACTTAAAATAGGGACTACATTGTTCCACCAACCAAGGGAGGTTTTCACGATTGACGATATAGATGTCCGCATCTTTCTGAAGAGCTACTTTTCGTTGCTTGGATGTCCCCACGATTTTCGAATACCGTAAGTGACGCAACTCCGCCCACTGCTCAATCTCGTCACTCCAGACCGTATTTGCGACTCGAAGTGGGGCAATAACCAAAACCTTAGTGACCTCAAATCGGTCAAACATCAATTCATTCACAGCGGATAAAGTTGTAGCCGTCTTTCCCATCCCCATGTCTAGGATGACTGCTGCATGAGGGTGACCTATGATGAAGTCCTTAGCGACTACCTGATAGTTATGTAATGTCAATTTCATCTAGCACATCTCCAATCATCTCAATGTGGTCAAGAACATAAACCTTAAAACCTAACCGCTCAAACAGTTTATGCCTTGACACTTGTAACTTCCTTGGCTTTTGGTCAGGAGCCTTTACTTCCACCAAGCCAAACTTGCCATTGGGTAAAAACACTAGCCTGTCTGGTACACCAGAAAAAGATGGCGATACCCACTTAGGACAAATGCCTCCTCTAGCTTTCACAGACTTCACCAAGGCTTGCTCAACGTACTTTTCTCTCATCGTTCTAAATCCTTTCTTCAAATTGAAGTGTGTAGGTCTAGTGCAGTCATTTCCAAAACTCCTCTTATAGGCTTTTTTATAGTAATTTTTGCTTATAGGATAGTTTTAGAAAAGACCGTAATAGACCTACACAAAATCAAAAAATGTCACTCATGCTGGTCGTTTTAATCATCTATATGAAACCTCATTCAAAATAAGTTCCAACCTTTCAGTCAACGACTTACACACCTAAAATAGTCCATCACCTCTCTTGTGGAGGTAAGGTGGCTAAAAATGCTGGTCACTAATCTAAGAAATCATAGCCATCATCAACCAATTTCAAACCAAGAATGAGGTTCCCTTTACTTGTCCGTTTTCGTTTAAAACCTGCCTGATCAAGAGCAGAATAAAAATCGGTCGTACTGCGTGTATATTCCATGTTTTTGGCGCAATATGCACGATACTGACTGTAGAGTTCCCCTGATTTTTCTGACAACTGATCTCCAACTTGACAACAGTCACTTAGGAAGTGTCCTAACCAATCGTTTGCTTCACGATAGGCTTTGACGGAAGATGATACAGCAGTTGGTACTTTTGTTTTGAAGTTCGCTTTAATGGCTTTTTCTGCACCTTCGATAATCCAAGACATGATTGCTGGTGCTGCATTGTCGTACAGATAATCCGCAAAGTTTTTGATGTCAGAGCGACCAGTTATTTTGGCATTAAAAGGAATAACAACTAAACGTCGCCACGTTCCATCATCGTTCGCTCCTACTTTAGGCAGATGGTTAGTGTAAAGAACCAGCGTGTGTGATGGCACGAAGTGAAATGGATCCTTGTACTTTTTCTCAGCTTGGATTTCATCTGTTGAGGTAATCTGCTTAACAACAGCTGTATTGAGTCTCATCCCTTCTGCCATTTCAGAAGCAATGACCAGTCGTTTCCCTTTAAGCTCAGCAAGCTCAGGACTGACATTTCGCTTGTTTGACATGGTTAAAGCATCCGCAGATAATTTACCTGAATAGCTACCTAGCACACGAGCAATGGTATTCCAAAAAGTAGACTTGCCGTTTGCCCCACCTCCGTAGGCAATAATCATATGTTCCTGATAGACCTTCCCGATGGCTGCCATACCAATAATTTCTTGAACATAATCAATCAATTCTTGGTCATTACAGAAAAAGGTAGCTAAAGTTTCCTGCCATAATCCCATTCCCTGATCACTAGGAGAGACTGCTGTCATTTTAGTTATATAATCTTCAGGATTGTGTTCTTGTGACCCATTTATTCCTTTTCGTAAATCATAGGTAGCCTCTGGCGTATTGAGTAATAAGTCATCACTATCTAATTCTGACAATTCTACTGAAAGCATTGGCTTAGCTGTGTTATATACAGCCATCAAATTCTTATAGTCACGATGTTTCATAACAAATTTATGGAACTCTTTAGCTGCTAGATAAGCTTTTAAATATTTCAACTGAAGTGGAGTTTCGACTGCATTTTCTAGACGCTTTCCACCAGCCTTAATGGTCAATTCATCAATACCTGAAGACTGAAGTTGCTTCACTGCAGATTCCAAGAGTGCATTCGCTTCAGCAAGTTGTTCATCAGTAAAGTGTACAACTGCCCCTAATGCCAACTGCTTGTTCTCACGCCAATGAGTTCCATCATAGTAAAGATAATCCGTTGCATTGGTATAAGCGAGCCTGTTCGCATACTCTCTTGCAAGAACTCCCGCTTCCCCAACATCAGAGTAATCATCTGGTTTTAATGTTTCTCTATTGAATGCATCGGGAGCCACGTAGCCTTTAGATGTTTTTATAGTTCTGTTGTAGAATCGCACAGCACTTCCCCAGATGGTATCTAACTCTGTTTTATCTAGTGGCGGTACACATTTCTGTGCCTGCTCATCAAAACCATCCCTAGCTTCTTGGGTCACGCCTAATCGTTTGAGAATTTTCGCAGCAAAAACTGACATCGTTGAATTACGACTTCCTTGCTGGATTGGTCCGCTTAGAGGAGTATAGAAGTCCGCATCGAAATTTTCCTCGCCATCAATAGAAATAGCTTGAAACAAATCTTCATCAATAGTTAGCCATGAATCATGCCAAACTACCTCTGCTTGCGGATTTCCAAAGAAGAAACGTGCCGCATCCTTGGCATTATCATCAAAAAACTTGTATTGATTACAGAGTTCTTCCTTCATTGCTACATAGATGTCTTTATCCGCTACCTCTTCAATCTGAAAATAGATGTGAAACTTCGGTCGAGGTGCTTTGCCACCTTTAGCCTTCAAATGACTTCTACTGGTGACTAAGGCAAAATTGTAATCCGCAAAGACGTCTTTAAGGAATTCTTCGGTAAGCCATTCATCAGGATTTTCTGTGTGATCATTATCAATATCCATGACTAACACATCTGACTTGATAAAGTTGGCATTGGAGCGAGTATTTTGGACAAAAAGACCTGCCACATGGTCGAATTGAGCTACGTTTTGTAAGATAGCTTTATCAGTGATAGTTACCATATTTGGATAGACCGTAGTTGTTTGTATTCCTGTCTGTCCAGAATGAGATAGGGTAAATTTCATTTAATATGCCTCCGTCTTTAGTTTTTAAATTAGGAAACTTGCATCCTACCTTACTAAGTAAGAAACAGAGATGATTTTCCGCACTTCCGAAAATTTTTTTAGAAAAATAAAAGTTTCCTATTAAATGCACAGGAAACTTTTTTATGTTCAAAAAATTATAGTGAGAAGCGGAAAAACATCTCTTAGATCTACTTAGTAAGATGTAAGGGATAAAAATATTCCTTACAAAACGGAAAAATCATTCGAAACCTTACTTAGTAAGATAGGAGGACCAAATATGGTAAACGAACCATACATCGAACCTGATGATAATGTAGCAGATACTCTCATCGCTATCAGCGTCATCTCAAAACTACTCGCTCGGAAAATTATGGAGGAAGAAAACAATGAGCAAAATGAAAGAACTGAATAGACTGATTCATGATATGGAAGAAACCGCAAAGTACTACCTTCGATTGGTAGATGAATTTAAGAAACTCCTCTCTTCTGAAGAAGAAACGGTAACAAAACCTGATCAATCTAAACCAGAACCACAAAAGGAAATTCAATTGGAGGATGTCCGTGCTGTACTTGCCACGAAAGCAAAAGATGGCTATAAGGAAGACGTCCGTGCTCTTCTAAATGCTTACGGTGCAAATTCTCTATCAGCACTTGACCCTAAACACTTTGCGGCAGTACTTGAAGAAGCTGGAGGGATTGGTAATGACTAATCATGCCACACTATCCGCCTCTGCTTCACACCGATGGTTGAACTGCCCACCATCTGTTCGCCTCACCGAAGATTTACCAGACACAACTTCTGATTTCGCTCTTGAAGGTACGGATGCTCACGAGTTGTGTGCTTATCTAGTCGAGAAAGCCTTGGGTAGGAATGCGCGTGATCCAACTGATAATTTAGCATTTTATAACGATGAAATGCAGGATTGTGCAGAAGAATACTGCAACTATGTCATGGAACAAGTCGAGAAAGCTAGAGGTTACTCACGTGACCCTACAGTTCTTGTCGAACAACGACTTGACTTTTCCAAGTGGGTTCCTGAAGGTTTTGGGACTGGGGATTGCATCATCGTGGCGGATGAACTTCTTCAGGTAATTGATTATAAACATGGAATTGGGGTTCTAGTTGATGCAGACCACAACCCTCAAATGATGTGTTATGCACTTGGAGCACTTGAGATGTTTGATGGACTTTATGATTTCGATAAAGTTACCATGACAATCTTTCAACCACGAAAACATAACATTTCTACCTTTGAGATGGAAAAGACTGAGCTGCTTGAATGGGCTGAAAATGTACTCACTCCAAAAGCTGAACTTGCATTCAAGGGTGAGGGGGAGATGCAATCTGGTAAACACTGCCAATTCTGTAAGCTCAAGAATGTCTGTCGCAAACGGGCTGAGGATAATTTGGCACTAGCCAAGATGGAGTTTGCGGATCCAGCTTCCCTTGATAACAAGGACATTGCAGAGATTTTGCCTAAACTAGACCTGTTGATTTCATGGGCAAACGACATCAAAACTTATGCTTTAAATCAAGCAACAGATGGACATCCTATCCCAGGATACAAACTGGTTGAAGGTCGCTCTGTTCGTAAATTCTCAGATGAGTCAGCAGTTAGCCAAGCAGTGATTGAAGCAGGCTATGACCCTTATGAGAAGAAACTGCTCACTATCACTGCCATGACCAAACTCCTTGGTAAGAAAACCTTTAATGACCTGCTTGGTGGTCTTATCATAAAACCAAGTGGAAAACCAACTCTCGTTCCTATTGACGATAGCCGTCAAGAGATGAACCTAGCAAAAAATGAATTTAAAGAGGAATAACTATATGACAACTAAAGTAATAACAGGACCAAACACTCGCTTCAGCTACTTAAATGCCAATGAGCCAAAGTCGATTAACGGTAGCACTCCCAAGTATAGCGCCTCACTCATCATCCCAAAAGAGGATACAGTCACCATTAACAAAATCAAGGCTGCTATTGAGCAAGCCTATAAAGAAGGTGAGTCAAAACTCAAAGGCAATGGCAAATCAGTACCTGCATTATCTACTCTGAAAACTCCACTTCGTGATGGTGACCTTGAACGTCCTGATGATGAAGCTTACAAAAATGCTTACTTCGTAAATGCCAACTCTCCACACAAACCTGGAGTCGTTGATGGCAATCGTCAAGAAATCATTGATACTTCAGAATTGTACTCTGGTATCTATGGTCGCGCTTCTATCACCTTCTATGCTTTCAATTCGAATGGTAATAAAGGTATTGCTTGCGGTTTGAATAACTTGCAAAAATTGCGTGATGGTGAACCCCTCGGAGGACGCACTCGTGCTGAGGATGATTTTGCGACAGAGTACGATGATGACTTTTTGAACTAGAACTAGAAATGGAGAATAGGATTGATGATGTATACTATTTTAACTTGTACAATTATGGGACTCTGGGTGCTTATCGGGCTATACTTCGGGTATATGACCATTAGAGATGACATTCGAAATGAAATGGAACGAAAGGCAAAGCAAAATAAAGAAAAACTTAGCCAAACACCACTCAGTCGAAAAAACAAATAGAACTCTAGGTGGCAGTACTTCTGTCACCTTTTTCAGAAAGGACAAACTATGCCAATTAAAGAGATCAGTATAGATATCGAAACTTATTGTGAAATTGATTTACGAAAATCAGGAGTCTATCGCTATGCGGAAGATGACAGTTTTGAACTCCTTCTGTTTGCGGTATCTGTAGATAATGGACCTGTGACTGTTTACGACTTAACTAAGGAAAAATTACCACAAGACATTCTTGAAGCTTTAGTAGACGATAGAGTCATCAAATGGGCATTCAACGCTTCATTTGAACGAATTTGTCTATCCAACTGGCTCAAGAAACATCATCCCGAATTGCTATCAGCTGGATTTTTATCTCCAGTTTCGTGGCGGTGTAGCATGATTTGGTCCGCATATTTAGGACTCCCACTTTCCTTAGAAGGGGTTGGAACAGTTCTCAAACTCAAAGACCAAAAGTTAAAGGTAGGTGGAGATTTAATCCGCTACTTCTGTCTTCCCTGTAAGCCAACCAAAGTCAATGGCGGACGAACACGAAACTATCCCAATCACGCACCTGAGAAGTGGGCTACATTTATCGATTACAACAGACGTGATGTTGAGGTCGAATTGGCCATCAAGAAACGACTGAAAAACTTCCCAGTACCTGACTTTGTTTGGAATGAGTACCATCAGGATCAGATTATCAATGACCGTGGTATTGGCATAGATGTTGACTTTGTAAAAGCCGCTATCAAAGTTGATGCCAAGAGCAAAGCTAAAATCCAAGAAGAACTAAAATCGTTAACTGGACTTGAAAACCCTAACTCTGTTCTACAGATGATTGGCTGGTTACGAGAGCACGGAGTAACCACTGATTCTCTAGATAAAAAAGCTGTGAAAGGACTCCTCAAAACGGTTGATGAAACAACTGCTCAAGTTCTCAAACTTCGTCAGCAAGCTGCCAAATCAAGTGTCTCTAAGTACCAGGCTATGATGAACTGTGTGTGTAAGGATGGTCGAGCAAGGGGGATGTTCCAATTTTACGGAGCAAACCGAACTGGTCGATGGGCTGGTCGTTTGGTACAGCTTCAGAATTTACCTCAGAACCATCTTCCTGACCTTGAGGAAGCTAGAGAACTTTTCGGAACATGTGACTTAGAAGCTACTGAGCTAATCTACGACACACAAGATACCTTATCTCAACTTATCCGAACAGCCTTTGTCCCTAGTAAAGGAAAGAAATTCATTGTTTGCGACTTCTCTGCCATCGAAGCTCGTGTACTCTCCCACCTGGCAGGAGAGAGATGGCGTAGTAAAGTATTTGAACAAGGAAAAGACATCTACTGTATGTCCGCTTCTCAGATGTTTGGAGTACCAGTTGAAAAACATGGACAAAATTCCGAACTCAGGCAAAAAGGAAAAATTGCAGAGCTTGCTTGCGGATATGGAGGTTCTGTCGGTGCACTCAAAGCCATGGGAGCACTTGATATGGGACTAACTGAGGAAGAACTCCAACCACTAGTAAACTCATGGAGACTAGCTAATCCGAATATCGTTCTCTTCTGGTGGGATGTCGACAAAGCGGTTAAGATTGCTGTAACGGAACTACTTCCAACATCTACTCACAATATTCAATTTGAAGTCAAAAGTGGCATATTGTTCATCACCCTTCCTTCTGGTCGCAAACTAGCGTATATCAAGCCAAGAATTGGCGAGAACCAGTTCGGTGGAGAGTCCGTCACTTACGAAGGAACTGGAACTGCCAAACGTTGGGAGAGGCTAGAAAGCTACGGTCCAAAATTTGTGGAGAACATTGTCCAAGCTATCAGTAGAGACATTCTTGCATTTGCTTTGAAACAACTAAAAGAATTCAAGATTGTAGGACATGTACATGATGAAGTTATTATAGAATGTCCAATGGAACAAAAGCTTGATGAGATTGCATCGTTGATGGGGATAGCTCCAGACTGGATGTCTGATATTAACCTTCGTGCCGACGGATACGAATGCTTATTCTATCAAAAAGACTAGCAAAAAATCGCCACCTCAAAACGAGATGGCGATTCTGTTATTTATTTAATTCTTTGTAAAGTTCAATCCCTTCTTTCTTAGTATTATTGACTTTTTTATAGCCTGCAGATTTCTGTACTCCTAGTTTTTCAAAGATTTCCTTATTCTCATAACCATCAAATAGCATTTCCAATATTTCTGGTGCTTGAAAATTCGATTCTGCAAGTTTTGCTTTCAAAAACTCCAACTGATCCATGAATAGATAAAGCTCAATGCCTTCATCGATAATTGGTAAATCTTGTTTCTCTGTGAATGCTTCCCAAGATGAAATCTTAGGGGTGTTTTTACTAGGCTTACGAAAATCTTTGAGATAATCATTAACCGAGTTATTATACCACCAGACCATCTGTTCATAGTCCTCTTCTGCAACTGGAACAAAAGCAGTTAGTATTGGAATACCCATGATACGACATTGACGAAACGTACCACGTAGCAAACCTGAATGGCGTGAAGCCATGTAATAATCCTGCACGAACATAGGTGCTAGTACTTCACCTTCAGTTGGTTGTACTCCAGTTGATGAAGATTGAGCTTGGCAGTAGTTGAAAAAGTTGACATTGATTGTCATGATTGTTTGGCTTTCCAGTTAATACCGAAAGCACACATGACAAATCAAGGCATGCAAAAAATATTCTTGACCGCATAGTTACTTTCCTCTATGTTATCGGTCAGCCAATTTCACAAGCTGAAAAAAGTAATCAATACCAAAACGTCTGAAATTATGGTCGTCGTCACGACTCAGTTTTTGTAATGATAATCGTTTAGAGATATCTCATCTCTTAGTTAAATTGTAATAGAAAATAATCCGTAATTGAAGTTCACGATTAAAACGATTACTATTTAATATCGTTATTGTTTTTTTGTTTATTTTAGGTTAAAATTACATTATTATAATCCGGAAAGTAATCTATATATGGAAAGTAAATTTACATTCAAAAATAAGATTGAAAAGTATTCATTAACAGACACTTTTGATCCGAACTCTGGTCAGGAGATTCTTACATTATATTGCTCACACTTGCCTAAACCTGATTATGCAAAGTATAATTTTGATAGCTTAACGGGTCTTGTTACAAGTAATGTAGACTCAAAAAAAAATAATCCGTTTGGTGAGTTCTTGTCCATTAACAAAAGTACCTTTATAGATTATTTAAATAAATATGGATTTTTATTTGATTGGGAAAGTAGTGAAAATTATGATAGCATTGAGTTTAATTACATTCTTGAATTTCAAAGCAGACTTAAACTTCTTTTATCAATTTTTAACAATATCGCCAAATCGATTGAATACAAAGAATTATTATTAAGTACATTCTTATTAATTGGTAAGCCACAGTTAGAGCTAAATCTTGGAAAAAGTAAATTCATATTCCCCTCTTTGTTTCCATTTCATGTGCTTCGCAATTCAATACCAGAAAAAAACTTAAGTGATATGACAACCAGACATACCTCTTCAACTGGTAAAATAACGACGTACATAAAGGTAGAGAATAAATTTTCCGAAAACGGATACACATGTGATTTAGATTTTTTATATTATCAAGACATAATTGAAAATTTACAATACGATGATTTTATAAAAGATATTTTTTATCTGTATGTAAACAAGCCTGCAAATCTTGAACCTATAACAGCACACATTATTGACTTCATATATTTGTTCTTCAGTAAAGTTGGTATTTGCGACATTTCAAATACGAATTTAAAATTTGAAGATGAAGACTTATCAAATTTTATGAAATCAAGTGAATTGAAAAATGCACTATTAATCTTGTCAAAGGAAATACTTGCACTGGAAATTAATAGAGGATTAGCTAAAGTCCAACCTAAAATAAATTTAGATACTTTACTACCTGATTGGAATTTACCAGATTTAATTTCAGCATTTTACTTCACTTTATTTTACTCAAATCCTAAAATTGCTATGTATAAAATTTGCGAGAATATAGGATGTAACACCCCATTTTATGTCCAAAGGTCAAATACAATAAAAAAATATTGCTCTGAAAGTTGTAAGAACGCTTCTTCTCAGAGAAGATATAGAAATAAACAAAAAGACTTTCAGTGAAAATTATCACTGAAAGTCTTATTACATATTTGCTAATTTTTCATCAACCTTCTCGGAGATTAAATCGGATAATTCTTGGATATACTGAGTCCGATTTCGAGCAGAATTATGTACCAAAGTTTTTACATCGACTAAAATACCTTGAACTCGCTCATAGGTTTTATCCTGACCCTTCCACTCACCAAGAGCTTCTCCGATATACTGATACATTCCATCTGTTTGAAAAATTTCGTGACTCTTTGAAAATGGCATTAAGAATGCATTATAAACTTTTGAATTCTGTCCATGTAATTTTTTAAGCAAATCTTGATTTGCCACATACTCACCATATGTAATTTGCTTATTAATACTTGTAGAAGGAGGCAAATCTTTCATTAAGTTAGTTTGACCAAACTTGTAATATTTTGCATCTAATACAAAAACATTGTCATTATGAACCATAATAGTATCCGGTTCTAATGCATACCCTTTTGAAGTTTTTGTCTCAAAAACTAAATCCCATTTTGTTCTAGGAAAATATGAAGTTTTATTGGCAATTCCATATGTATAATCTATAAGATTTTCCCAGATATATTGGAAATTATTAGTCCCAAAATAAAACTTATCAGGTTCCTCTTGCCTATCCTTATAATTAAGTATGTCAATCATACTTTGGAAAAGTCTTCTCTCCATATCATTAAAAGTTGTAGCCATCTTTTTTTTGATTATAGACTCAAACTGAGATCTATTATAATTAATACGAGCTTTTTCAGGTTGAGGAAGCTGATACAGCCATCCCATATTTAGAAAAGCTTCATATACACAGAATTTGTTTATTTCCGTTAAAAGAGTAATATCAGTATCACTTTGCTTCTTAGATTCCATTTTCAAAAATTTAAATCCATTTCCTTGAACAACTGGTTGAACACGTTTTATAGTTCTCGCCCAATTAATTCGGCCACCCAAAGTTTGAATATAGTACTCTTCAGTCTCCTTGTAATATGTACCACGATTAATGAAATCATGTATAACAAATGTATAAGCCTCCATAGGAAAGTTTAACGTTTTTAGTGCTTGATTCACGTTTACAGTTCTTAGGCGAGACTCTTCATCATTATGAGCTTGTAAGACGGAAACAAGGGCAATTATGTCTCTTCTTGCTGTTTCTACATCTTTTGCAATCTCAAACCCTAATGGAAAATTTACAGTAACTTCTTGTACACCTTCTATTATCTCAGCTTTAATACCAACAAACGTATCACCTTCCATATTTGTTGCAACACGACACATATCCAGTAAGGATTTATTCGGTACTGTCAACATCTTCTTCTCCTGTGTCGTTGTTATTATCTATTAAAGTTGCTTCCTTAAGATTTTCTAACTCCTCTTTGATATCTTTGGCGAAAACATCAAAACGCCCATTTTCAGGATTATCATTATCCGTGAATCGCTTAATAATTGCCTCTAAACTTGGATACAAAGCAACATCAAAGATATCTTCACGATTAAACTTGAAGGCATCATCCCAAAGATATTTCAAAACTTTTTCTGCAAAGCGTTTATTTTTTTTATTGAATTCATTACCGGAATCACCTGCTGGTACTTGATGTATCCGTTCAATATTCAATACATTACCAGAAATAAAATATGCTCCCATTCGCTTATCTTCTGAAGTTAGAGTCTGGCTACTAGTCTCAAGAATTTTTTTATTGATAACTTTGTTGAATACTTTCCAAGAATATTGTGTATCAGCAATAAAATAATTCCCATATTCCGATAAATCAACATCATTTTCAATCATTTCCATTGTCCATCGACGTTGAAATGCTGTATCAAGAGTGAATACATTTTGGTCTGCGGTATTCATTGTTGCAAGTAACGATAAGTTAGAAGGGATTTTAATTTGATGAGACTTATCACCATAAATTTCCGTAGCAAGTATTGAATTGTTAATACCGTAGACGCTTTCACCGCTAGCACTTCTATCCAATAATTGAAAGATTTCTCCAAATATTCCAGGAGCATTGCCTCGATTTAACTCCTCAATTACAAGATAATAGTGTTCACTAGGATTATCAATTGCCTTTTTCACAATTCTTGTAAAAGGTCCTGGTGAAAAAAGATAGGTAATATCTCCATTTTCTTTTACAGTAGGCATTATTTGTCCGACAAAGTCAGTATTCATATAGTCCGGATGAAAGACTAATCGCTCCATTCTATTTTCATCATTGCAATATTCGGTAGCAATTTTAAAACTTTTTCCAGACCCAGGAACCCCATAGAGAAGAATATTATCACCCACAAGGTTCGTATTGTCATAATTGGTAGTAACTACACTTCGGCTGTCCATTTCAACAAGTTCAAAGTACTTATTTACATCACTTAAATCAAAATCTGCATCAACGAGATACTTTACAATTATTGCTACATGTTCAGAAGAAGCATTAATTAACTTTAATAAAGCTAAAATTGGTGATATAAAACTATCTCCCCTGTGGATTTCCTTCCCGCCATGCCACCAATGATAATCGGTAACAAATTTCTTTAGAAATAACGTATCAGTTTCAGTAAGATCTACTGAGATAGTATCAAATAGATTTTCATCTAATTCACCATTTCTAGCTGTTTGGCAAAATTCTTTAAAATCATCGCCCGATAGTGCGTCCAACAGGATTGATTTATATTTAAGGAATTCTTTGTAATATGGCGCTGCAATAAAAGCAAGATAAAACCACTGATTCGGAATTATAATAAACTTACTATTAGTGTGATATTTTGAATTATACTGTTCAAAATAAATTTCATCACCTAGCGTATCAATATGTTCTTTATAATTCTCTTTAAATTCAGTAGAGAGAATTACCTCAGTATCATTTTTTGATAGAAATTCCGATGCTATTCTGCTTTGCTCATCAAAAATAACTCCTAAATCCTTTAGCATAATTAGGCCTCCTAAATTGACTAATATCATAAAATGTGTTAAAGTGTCAATTACAGGACATTTTGACCTTTGATAGACACATTTTAGAAAGTAATAGAAAATTGACTACTACCAATATTTTATCAAAAAAAACTACAATTGCAGAAAATCTTTCGGGAAATGATATAAAATATCTACGAAAAAAATATAATCTCACTCAAAAAGAATTAGCAGATGCACTCGGTCTTCAAAAATTTGGAGATAGAACCATTAGACGTTGGGAAGCAGAAGAAACGCATCCTTCAAAACTTGAACAGTCCAGTATTCAGTCTTTTTTTAATTCTCTAAAGAATCCGCCTTTTATTATTAGTGAAAATCTTCCGTTCAAAATGATCGATCTTTTTGCTGGAATAGGTGGAACTAGATTAGGTTTCCAATTAACAAATGAAGTAGAAACTGTATTTACAAGTGAATGGGATAAATTTGCTCAAAAAACATACATTACTAATTTTGGAGACACTCCAGAAGGTGACATCACTCAGATTGATGAAAATACTATACCAGATCATGACATACTCGTTGCTGGTTTTCCTTGTCAAGCTTTCTCCCAAGCAGGTAAACGACTAGGATTTGAAGATACTCGTGGAACTTTATTTTTTGACGTTGCTAGAATAATAAAAGCTAAACGTCCAAAAGCTTTTTTACTTGAAAATGTCAAAAACCTAAAGACACATGATAAAGGTAAGACATACAAGATAATCATTTCAACACTTGAGAATTTAGGATATAGTACATCTACTGTACTTTTTAAGGCCAGAGATTTTGGTGTACCACAAAATAGAGAAAGGATTTATATAGTTGGATTTGATAAAACTTGTGTAAATAATTTTAGTGAATTCCGTTTCCCTGAACCGTTTCATTTTGAAACTAAACTAGGAAATATACTACAAACTGATGTTGATGAAAAGTATACTATCTCCGATAAACTCTGGGAAGGACACCAAAGAAGGAAAGCTGAACATAAAACAAAAGGAAATGGATTCGGCTACTCACTATTTAATGCTGATAGTCCATATACAAATACACTTTCTGCTCGATACTATAAAGATGGAAGTGAAATATTAATAGAACAAAAAGGTAAAAACCCACGTAAAATTACTCCACGAGAAGCTGCTAGACTCCAAGGTTTCCCTGAAGAGTTTATAATTCCGGTTTCTGATACACAAGCCTACAAACAATTTGGAAATTCTGTCTGTGTACCAACAATTCATGAAATTGCTAAACAAATACTAGCCGTCCTAAAAAATAGTTAATATATAAAGTCTATCAATTGAATTGATAGACTTTTTTAATTCTAGTTGCAAAATATAAATATTCTGATATAATTTTGTTGAGTTATAACTAGACAAAAGGAGGGGAACATGTTTTCTCACGGAAGATTAAAACAACGAAGACTTGAAATAAAGTTATCACAGACTGCAATCGCTAATCAATTAAATGTTCATCGTTCCGCTTACCATAATTGGGAAAATGGAAGAAACACACCTAATCAAAAAAACCTCACCGCTCTCGCTGCTATTCTTGATGTACCAGTCACTTATTTTGAATCTGAATACAATATCGTCAATAACTATCTTCAGTTATCTCCTGATAATCAGGTAAAGGCAGAGGACTATGTTGAGGAACTTCTTCTATCCCAACAAACTTCAAACGTCATTCCACTCTTCTCAGTACAGGTACTATCAGATATTCAATTATCTGCTGGTCTGGGAGAAGGATTCTTTGACGAGTTTGAAACTGAAACTGTCTACTCCGATGAGGAACAATACGGCTACGATATAGCCGCATGGATCGAGGGAGATTCTATGGAGCCTGTCTATAAGAGCGGTGAAGTCGCACTTATACGTTCGAACGGTTTCGACTATGACGGGGCTGTATATGCATTATCATGGAATGACTCAGTTTATATCAAAAAACTCTACCGTGATGAGGATGGATTTAGAATGGTTTCACTGAATAAGGACTATCCAGAGAAGTTCATCCCTTATGAGGATGAACCAAAAATTGTTGGTCTAGTTGTAGGCCACTTTATGCCTGTCGAGGGAGTATAGTCATGAAATTGAAAGATATTTTAGAACTTGGAACATACGGTTTCAATCCTGATTGTAAAGTTGAAATATTCAATATGGACAACTTTGAAGAACGACTAGAAAATGAAGGATTCGATGAAATTCTTATTCCTCAAAATGATAACGCAAAAATCTATCCCTACGCATTTTTGATTGAGGATTCTATTTTGATTGCTATGACCGAGGAGGATGACAATACCAATGCATGTTAATGAAATGATTTACATCAAAGACAAACGTATTATCTTTACCCCTGACAAATTTGAATACGACATCACAGATTACATCGGTGAACTTATCGAAGAGCTAGAAAAACTAAAAAGGAGATAATCCTATGGGCTATATCGACTATTCTATTGAACCTCAAAGTGACATAGCCTTCCTCGATATGAAGTCCTTCTACGCTTCGGTAGAATGTGTGGATAGAGGTTTACATCCACTCTACACATCACTGTGCGTCATGAGCCGTGCAGACAACTCGGCAGGATTGATTCTCGCTTCTTCTCCAATGTTTAAGAAAGTATTCGGTAAAGCGAACGTCGGTCGTTCCTACGACTTGCCTTTTGACATCAACACTCGAAAATTCAGCTATCAAAATGCATGGAAACAGGGAATTGAGGTAACACCAAAGTATAAATCGTTTATAGAACACTGGGCAAAGCGTACACTCATCGTTCCTCCTAGAATGGACAGATATATTGAGAAGAATCTAGAGATTCAACATATCTTTCAAGACTATGCTGCTCCAGATGACATTCTCCCCTATTCAATCGATGAAGGCTTTATTGACCTTACTAGCTCACTTTCTTACTTCATTCCAGATAGGTCAATGACTAGGAAAGATATGTTGGATAATGTTTCGGCTATGATTCAGAGGGATATTTACCGTAAAACAGGTATGATTTCAACTGTGGGAATGAGTAATTCCAACCCTCTTCTAGCTAAATTGGCTCTAGATAATGAAGCTAAGAAAACTGCTACAATGAGAGCTAACTGGTCATACGAAGATGTAGAAACCAAGGTATGGGCCATTCCAAAATTAACAGACTTTTGGGGGATCGGTAGTAAAACCGAGATTCATTTACAAAAACTTGGTATTCATTCAATCAAAGAACTAGCCAATTTCAATCCTGATATTCTCAAAAAAGAATTCGGTAAAGTCGGTGTTCAACTTTGGTTTCACGCCAATGGAGTTGACGAGAGCAACGTCCATGAACCCTATAAACCAAAATCACGAGGATTGGGTAACTCACAAGTACTTCCTAGAGATTACAGAACCCAAAGAGAAATTGAAATCGTATTAGCTGAAATGGCTGATCAGGTTGCTAACCGACTGCGTTCAGCCCATAAGAAAGCTACTGTCGTTTCTATTCATATTGGCTATTCTAGAACTGAGATGAAAAAATCAATTAATGCTCAGAAAAAAATTGACCCAGCAAATCTTCCAAAAACAATGGTTGGTCATGTACTTGAATTATTCCGAAAGAAATACACCTCTGGTGCAGTGAGGCAAATCGGTGTGTCTTATGGTGGCTTTGTAGATGAAAACTTTACTCTACTGTCACTTTTTGATGATGTAGAACAAATTGAAAAAGAAAATAGACTTCAGACAGCAATTGATGTTGTCAGAGAACAGTTTGGCTTTTTAGCTATTCAAAAAGGAACAGTCCTAACCGAAGGTTCCAGAAATATTGAACGCAGTAAACTTATCGGCGGTCATTCCGCTGGTGGATTGGAGGGATTAAAATGAAACAAGAAAAAAATACAGTACAATTTTCAGAAATCCATAGCAAAGGATGCAATGATATTGAAATGCTTGAAAGATTTTTACATGGAATCGTTGAAACAGCAACTTCAAAACTTCGTCAGAGAAAACTCAAAACAACTGAAATATCGATATGTCTAGTACATGCTAAATCTGAAAACCGATTACCATTGGAATTTACATTTAGCATTAAGCCAACAAGCTCATCTGTGATGATCTATACTGAGGTAATCAATCGCTTTAAAGAATGTTACACAGGTGGGGAAATTCAAGGTTTTACGATTCAATTTGATAAAAATACCCTTGCGTCTGCATAGAAAGGATTTGATATGATTGACCGTTCATATTTACCATTTCAATCAGCAAGAGAGTACCAGGATACTAAAATGCAAAAATGGATGGGCTTTTTCCTATCTGAGCATACATCTGCACTCTCAAATGATACAAACAAAGTAACGTACATGTCTGATTTATCACTAGAGAAGAAATTATTACTCCTCAGTCAAGTATACGCTGGGCAGCTACACACGCGCATTCATGTTGTTAAAAAAAACAATCGAGTTTCCTATACTGGAACAATACCAAGTCTGACCAAAGATTTCATTTTGATAAAAACTACAACAGGTCACATTAATTTGAAATTGAAAGACATTATTAGTATTGAACTTGTTGAGGAGGTGCTTTATGAATCAGCTTGAGTTTCAGCGTAATCACCTGCAAATGGACTATTACAGCGAGAGCTACCAAGATTTTGAACGTGACTTCTACCGCTACTCCAACATGAATATTCCATTGATCTTCCTGACCGATGATATCCTCAAAACAATGGCGACTTCACGTAAGAATTACTTTGTCCTGAATAAGGAAAAGTCCAAAGATAACCGCGATCACTTCTTCATATTTGAAGTAAGAACCTTAGAAGAGAATCCACTAATCTATCATTATACATATAAGAAAACAACTACATACTTAACACAAAAATAGGAACTGTTCAATTGACTGTTCCTATTTTTAATCTTCATAAAATCTAAGCTATTCTATTTTGAAAAATTTACCATCTTCGAATATTTTTCCAAAGGACCAGATGGTTTAAAACTAGGTCCCTGCCGACCAATTATTAATTTTCCTTCCCAGATTTCCTCAGGGATATTACTATCTGTTAGCTTAAACAAACTTTTTGAGTTTCCAAGTCGTTTAAAATATGCTCCAGAATAAATTGGCTCCTGATTACTGTCATTTGTGATAAAAGGGTCTTTATTCGAAATGTAAAAATCAAACTCGTTACGATCTCTCCCAAAATAAAAGATTGGTATCTCAAGCATATTATCAATTTTTCTATTATGAATATACTCACATAGATTTAAGTAGCCACTTTCTACAGTTTTAATCAAACCGAGATCTAGTTTATCTTGCTCCGATATTCTATACCCTCCTAGTACTAGATAAAAAATTAACAATGCATGGTTTCTAGTTTCTTCAATTGTTGTCCAATCATTTAAATTATGCTTATGAAAATAGCCATTTCTTAATCCTACAAAAGTTGACAATGACTCAACAATATAATAATACGTTTCGTCATCAATACCATCAGCAAGTAAATCCATATTACGTGGATAGAATTTCTGACTGTTAAAATCTCCAAAAAAACTTGTAATAGATTTAAGATTTATATTTTTAACTTTTGAACTATCATTAAGGAGTTTGTCAGAGAGTGTATCTAACGGTTTAGCTCCTGCAAATATTTTACGGTTTACAGAATCCTTTTCTATGGTATGTAAAGAGATATAGGAAAATAGAAATTGTTCAATAGATTTAAAATACCCCAT